TCGGGGGGCGGGGTCAGGAGAGGGGTGCCCGCCGAACATTTCAGGCCGGGGGGGCGTTTCCGCAGGTCAGGGGCACTTTTTGCCCTCGGGTCGACGTCGGTCGGGCGGTTGGGCGTGGTCGCGGCCACTCGATCACCCCTTGGTCGTGTTCGCTGGCTGGCTGCGCGGGTTTGCTGGCGCGGGGCGGGCGGGTGCGCGGGCTCGGGCGTCACCAGTCCATCGCGAGGCGGTCGCGGGCGGGCTGTGTGTCGGCGGCGGCGATGCCTTGGGCTGCGAGGGTTTGCGCCCAGTCGCGAGGGTGGCAGCCGAGGATCGCGGGGCGGTGTTGGTCGCGCTTGCCGTCGCCGCGTTGGCTGTTGCAGATCCCGTGCAGTAGTCGGTCGGCGCGCTTGCCGCCGAACGCTCGTGGCTGTGAGTGATCGGCGGCGAGTTGCTTGCCGTCCCAGTTGCGGTCGAGCAGTGGTGCTTTGAACATCGGTAGCCCGCACCACCAGCACAGCGTGCCGTTCTCGTGTCGGCGTAGCAGGCGGGCTGCGTCTTGCTGGTGCGCCCAGCCGAGCCCTTTGTCGGTGGTGTTGGCCTTGCGAGCCATTGCCCTACTTGGGCGCCTCGATGCGGATATCGAGGCTGTCGCCGTTGTTGGTGATCTCGGCGTTGAGCCCGTACGCCTTGGCCATGCGCTCGACGATCATGGCTGATACGCGCAGCTTGGTCTCGGCGGGCATGAGCGCGATCGCGGCCTGCCGATCGCCGGGAACTGGTAGGGCGCCTAGCATCTGCGGCGGTACTTGCGGGCGCGAGTTGATGAGCTCTTGGGCGAGCTGGTGCATGTCAGGCTGCGCCATGTCGGGTCTCGCAATCGGGGTTGATCTCGCGCGGCGGAATGCTGATCAGCCCGTCGGCGCTCATGGTTGTTGTGAGCATCGGACCGCCGCACACCTTGCAGTGCAGCGTGACTTGCGTGTAGCTGCCTGCCTTGGGTGCTTCGGCGAGCCGTGTTTTCGGGACGATCACGAACCCTCGGTCGTCGAGCGTGTGCTCGATTGCCTCGGCAATGGTCTGCGTGAACGTCTTGATCTGCCCCTGTTGTTCCTCGTCTTGCCCGGGGAATGTCTGGAAGTTGACGAGCATCACGGGACCGAGCTCGGGGTGCACGAGACCGGGCAGGGCGGCTTTGAGCTGGTCGGTTGCTTCGCTCATTCGTCGTACCTCACGTGCGTGAGCGGCCCGAGTCCCTTGCGGTTGATCGGGTTGCGCGCGGCGCGCATCTTGTCGAGCTGCTCGCGGTACGAGTCGAACGAGTAGGCGTCGCGGCGCGCCTTGGCGATGCGTTCCTCGGCTGCGAGGCGGGCAACCATGTCGGGATCGGGACCGAGCGCGATGCCCGAGACGTTGGCGGCAGCCGCGTCGCTCATGAACTTGAGCGAGCGGTTCGCCATCTCAACGCCCAGCTCGTACGGCGAGACCTCGGCTGCTGTGGCAGCGTTCGGCAACTTCGGGCGCGGCGTGTTGCGAGCCTTGTCGAGCGCCATTCCGACGATGCGGTCGAACGTGACCTCAACGGGTTGCCCGTCGTCGCCGAGGGTTTCGGTGATCTTGGGCGGATAGACCTTGTGCGCCAGTTTGATCAGCGCGAGCGCGATGCGCTTTCGCATGGGTTCTCCCTGTGGTGGTGTGGTCTGCGCTGCCCGCCGACGACAAACGCCCCGGGCCGGGGCTCCGGGGCGTTTTGTGCGCGCGTCGTCAGCAGTGGTTGCGTGCGCAACAATCACGTTAGCACAGGTAGAGCGTGTTTCTCATCACCCGCTATCCGAAACGTGTTGTTGCATAAGTTTATTCACGATTGAGGCGTTCGGTCACTGGCTCGTCGATTCGGTTTGCGGTCTGCGCAACGCCCCACCGAGCGCCCGCATTCCAGCCGTAGTAACGCCCGAGCCAGAACGATCCGGCGACGATTCCGAGAACGAGGGCGGTCTGCGTCACGACGTCGGCGCTCATCGCTTGCCCCGTTTCAGCCCTCGGCGCAGCAGGTGCCGGATCGCCTCGGCGCGGGCGATGCCCTCGGCGGCTGCGTACTCGTCGACGTCGGCGAGCAGGTCGTCGCCGAGCCGGACGTTCACCGGGCGCCCGACCTCGGGGCGCCCGGGGTGTTTCTGCTTGGTGCTCATCGGTTCTCAGACCTCCTCCGGGCGTTGAGTTCGCGAACCCGCCAGATCGGCATACTCTGCCGCAGCTGGCAGGCGTTTCGGTTGGTGCACACGTACACACCGCGCACGGTGTGCGTGAACCCGCGAACGCCCTCGCGCCCGCAGGTGTCACACCGGCGCCGCGTCGGCGCGCTCATCGCGCAACCTGCCTCGCGGTCGCGGCCTGGCGGCGTTCGGCGTTCGTGGGCACGCGCAGCACTGCTACGGCAGTCGGGTGATTGGGTGCGATCGGTGCGAGCTGCCAGCCCGCCTCGGTGAGGTGCTCGTGCAGGTCGCGGGCGCCGCGCACGTTGACGTTCGGGTTCTCGATCGGCAGGTCGGTGAGGTCGACGCTGATCGAGGCGGGATAGGTGCCGTCGCCGCTGACGTGGTAGCCCTGGCGGTCCCAGCGCGTGGTGATGATGCCCGCGTCGCGGCGCAGCGCGCGGGAGACGACGTTGGCGCTCGGGTAGGTGCTCATCGGATCCTCTCGGTTGGTGTGGTCGGGGGCGGGCGGACCGGCGAACCGGCCCGCCCGTGGTGGTCAGCTCAGGAACCCCGGACCGCCGACGAGCGGCTTTCCGGCCCAGTGCCATCCGTTGCGGATGCACGTCGGGCAGTCGATCGCCGCGTCGGTGATCTGCGCGGCTGCGGGCAGGGTCGCGGGGCACCGGGTGCTCAGGGTGCCCGGTTCGACGGCGTGCACGACGCCGTTGTGCGCGACGTGCAGGTCGGGGGCGTAGGTCGTGGTGCTCATCGGGGTTTCCTCTCTTGGGTGGTTGTTGGGTGGTGGTGGTTGGTGCGCGTTGTCCGGTCGCGCCCCCGGTTGCGGTCAGTTGTTCGCGTAGTCGGCGCTGGTGACGACCGCGAGCGCGGCGCCGTCCTTGCGGGTGTTGCGGATCATGAGGTTTGCGCCGAACTGGCTGACGACCTCGCACTTGACGATGCCCCAGCGGAATCCCTTGGCCTCGTCGCGCTTCTGGCGCAGCGAGGGCTTTTCGGCCTGGCTGGGGTTGAAGAACGTTCCCTTGCCGCCGCTGCGGGCGATGCGGACGCTCGCGCCGAAGTCGCCGTTCACCCAGCGCCATTCGGCGACCGGCTGCCAGTCGTCGCCGACCTTCTCGAACAGCCAGGGCAGCTCGGCGGTGTTGCCCGCCTCGGCGAGCTTGGCGAGGTGCCCGTACATGCGGGCGTAGGCGTTGTGCACGCGCTGCGTCATGAAGCCGTCGGTGTCGCTGCTCGCCCAGCTTTCAGCGCTGGCGGCGGCGTCCTTCTCGGCGAGCGCGCGCCATTCGTCGGCGGTGCGCGCGGCAGGGTCAAAGATCTCGCTCATTGGGGAACTCCTCTCGTCGGTTGCTTGCGTTGGGGTAGACGATACCGGAAATGCCCCAATAAGCAATACCGGTTATTCGAGCAGTCCGCGCAGTCCGAGCGTGAACAGCGCCAGTCCGCACGCCCATCCGGTCACCATCACCACGAACCACACGCGCCGCCTCGTCATCGCCCAAATGTCGAGCGCGATGTATCCGCCCAGCAGTAGGAACATGCCCGCAGCGGCCACCACGGCGCACCACGCCAGCGGCGCCATTAGGCGACCCGCAGGTAGAAGCTGCCACCGGTACCGGCCAGGCACGGCCCATACTCGCCGAGCAGCTCGCCGGACAGCGGCCACAGGTCCGCGTCGACGACGACGATCGCGCGGAACGTGCGGCCTCGGTGCGCCTGGCTGCGCGGTGTCAGCGGCACCAGTTCGCCGGTGAACACCTCGGCGAGGTCGTCTGCGATCGCGTTCTGCGCGACCGTCATCTGGCCTGCCAGCACGCCAATGGTCGTGTTGCTCATGGGTTCATTCCTCCTCGGTTGGTGTGTGTTCGTGCGGTTCGTCGATCCAGTGCGGGCACATGAACACGTTGCCCTCGTGCTCGTGCTCATGCGGGCAGGGCGTCCGGCGCCGCGCCAGCTCGGCGAGCGCCCGCCCCTCATCGCGAAACACGCTTTCCTCGCGCCACAGCCCGTAACGGCTGCCGTCGCGCCAGATCGTCTCGTATTGCAGCGACCACAGCTGATTTCCGAGCGCGTCGGTGCGCGGCATTACGCGCCATGCCCGCGCCATCAGCGGCGCCGCCGTTTGCGTCCGGCGACGTCGCGCACGTGCGCCAACTGGTACCGGGCGACGTTCGCCTCGTAGCCCGAGGGCACGAGCTCGCCGATCTTCGCCCAGTGCTGCAAGGTGCGGCGCGGGATCTCGATGCCGAGCTTGGGCAGGATGAAGTCGCTCAAGTCGCTGATGCTGAAGGAGTATTCGTCGGCCTCGGCGAGCAGCGCCTCCTGTAGCGCGGCGACCTCGTGCTCGGTGCCGCACTCGGGGCAGCGGACCCAGCGGGCGCCTCGGCGGGCGTAGAGCTGCACGCGGCACTCGGCGCGGTCGTCGAGCTGCTGCTCGATGCGGCGGGCGCGTTCCTCGATCGTGAACTGGTGCTGGCACGGCCCGCAGTATTCGGGCGGTTCGGGCCGGTTGACCGTGGCGCGGATCCGGTCGACGAGATCGACGATCGCGTCGTGGCACGCCTTGGCTTGCTCGTCGGAGGCGATCGTCTGCACGTGCTTGCCCAGCCAGCGGGCGAGCGCCTGCGTTTCGACGCTCGCCGGTGGTTTGGCGGCGCGTTCCTCGCATAGGTGCCGGACCCACACCACGAGCTCGGCGCGCGCCCTGTCACGTAGCCGTGAGGCTTTCGGATTGACTCGACCCAAGGCGAGTACCGCCGAGCGTCGGAATCGTCCCTCTCTGAGCGCCTGAGCCAGCTTTTCGGCGGCGTCCGGCCCGGTGTAGGCATCGAGCTCGTGCGCCTTGGTGCCCCGGCGCCCCGGGTCGCCGAGGCGCACCTGCCCGACGACCGCCTCCTCGAGGCGTTCGAGCCACCACGGCAGATCGTTGAGCGCGTTGCGTAGCGCCGTGATGTGCGTGAGGCACAAGTACAGCTGCGCGCGTCCCTCGCAGACCTGGCAGGCGGTCACCGGGCGCCCCCCTCGTCGGCGATCAGCCACGGCGCGCCGGGAACGGTGTCCAGCCTCGGCGCGGGAATGCCGCACACATCGGCGATCGAGGCCATGACGCGATCGAGCAGCGAGCCGAGGCGCGTCAGCGGATCCACAGCGCGCCTGCGGACCTCGCGCCCGTCGACCATCACGTAGGTGCTGATCGTCGGGTTGCGGCGCCACTCGAGGATCGCTCGGTGGTGCAGCTCGATCGCGGTCGGCTGCCGTTTGAACAGCTTCACCGGTGATTCTCCTGTCGGTTGCGGTTGCGGTTGTGTGCCTTGCCCATGCCGAGCGCCTCGCGTTTGGCGGCGAAATACTCGACGAGCGCCGCGCGGCACTCGGCGCGCCCGTAGCACTCCTGTAGCGCCTGCTCGGCTGCCTCGAACCGTGGTGTGCGGTTGGTGACCTGCCCGCCGACGAACCCCGGCAGCGCGACCACGGGCTCGGGGGCGGGCTTGATCGCGTCGAGCTCGGCCTGGCGGCGTTCGAGCCCATCGAGACCCTCGGTCTGCGTGCGCTGGCGGCGGGCCTGCCGCGCGTGATGGATCAGGTCGCCGATGCCGATCGCGCGATCGCTCGGCGCGTCGTAGTACGCCTGCAACCCGTCGAGCAGATCCGACTCGGTGAGCTTGTGCCGCTCGACCTGCTCGGACCACGCTGCGACGCGCGCCGGATCACCTTGGCCCATGCGGTCGTCGAGGATCGCCGCCATCTTGAGCACCTGCATGACCGCCGCGACGGTTTCGCGACTCGCGTTGAGGTTCACCGGTTCACCTCGTCGAGCTCGGCGAGCAGCGCGGCGCCAGCTTGTTCCCAACCGATCGCCTTCTGCGACGGCTTACCGAGCCCGCCCGGTGCGGCAGCGGCAGCCGCAGGCGTGCGGGGCGCGGACTCGGCGGCGCGGCGGATCCAGTTCCGCCAGGTCGCATTCCAGTCGAGCTTTGTCGCGTCCTTGCCCGACTTGGCGCGCCAGTAGTCGCAGAACTTGGCGTGCTCGGCCCGCAGATCGACATTCGGGAACTGTTGGCGCATCGCGGCGATCGTCTCGTCATCGGGCATCCACTCATCGGGCAGTCGAGAACCCCGCGCAGCTTTTGAGCGTGAGCCCGACGCGCTGTGCGCGGCGGCTGGCAAGTGCGTCGAATCGGAACGCGCGCCACTCTCTTTAGTAGTTGGTAATGGTGTTGGTAATGGTGTTGGTAATGGTTGTCTGGACTCCGCTTGGATTCCGGACGGGACTCCGGTGTTTGTCCGTTCGGAGTCCATACCGGACACACCCGCGATACCAGCGGATTCGGCTCCGCCAGCACGACTCTCGCGCGTTTCTCGATGTTCCGACTCGCGGGTCGAGACTTGCTCCATAAGTCCACTTAGGCCGCCGGAGACTTGCTCCATAACTTCACTTACGGTCGAGTTCGCGTCCGACTTAGACCGCGAGCGCGATTTCCGCTTGCGCTGCGCGTCCGCCGCCCGGTACGTGAGAACCTGCGCCTTGGTCTTCTGCCACTTCGCCCAGTTCTCGAATTGCCAGCCGCCATCGACCTTCGTCCACAGCCCAGCGCGCACGAGATGCTCGGCGATCGCGGGCGTTCCGGCGAACTCCTCGATCGTGTGATCGGGAATGAACCCGTCGGTAAGTTCCTTGGCAGACCACGAACCGGCGAGCGTCCACAGACCGATCGCCTGGCACCGATAGCGGCGCGGGATCCGCAGCACGGGTTTCGAGTTCGCGAACCCGTCGTCAACGTTGAACCAAGGCACCGGTCACTCCTCCGTTTCGCGGTTCGGGCAGTCAGGGTGGTGCCCTTGCGTTTTCGGGTGCCAGCCGCAGTCGGGGCAGCGTTGCATCGCGATAAGCTCGCGGCGGCTGAACAGCAGGCGGATCTTCGGGTCGCTCATGCCCGCTCCCACCGGGTCGTCCACGCGGTGCCGACGAACCCATCGCGGTAGCGGGCGGCGGCGCGCTGCACGGTCGCGGGGTTGAGTCCGCGCCGGTTGCCGACGAGCCACACCTGCCCCTCGCCCTCGATGCACGCGGCGAACTCTTGCGTGAACCCGAGCTCGGCGACGATTCGCGCAGCGGTGGCGGCGATCTGGTGCTCGAACCCGTCGAACGGCGGCAGCGTCGCGCGCAGTACCTCGGTGATGCGTTTCTCGATCTCGGTCATTGCTCGGCCTCGTCGTCCTCGGGCGGTTCGTATCCGGGGCAGGTGCAGGCGCATTGGCCTACGTGGTGCGGGCAGCCGCACAGCGCGCAATCGGGCAGCATCAGGGGTTCCTCGTGGTGTTGGGGTGAAACTCGTCGAGACCGGTGGGCTCGTAGCAGTCATCGAGGTTGTGCGGGTCGAACAGCGTCAGCGGAACGAGACCTCGCGACTGCAATAGCTCGCGGTGCACGTCCTCCGGGCTACGCATCGAGCGCGCCCTCCTCGACGTCGACGACGTGCCCCCGCTGGTGCTCGTGCAGGTCGATCGTCATTTTCAGAACACGCCCGGTCAGATTCCATGTGCGCGGGCAGTCGCGGCACCGAGCGGTTACCGGTGCGGTCAGCTTGCGCTGCTGCGGCGCAGGTTTCGCCACCGGCGTGGGCGCGGCGACCACGCGGTCGACGACCTGCCGCGTCAGCCCGACGACCTCGGCGAGCGCGTCGCGGGCCTGCGGCGCGGCGGATCTCGCGCGCGTGAGCGCCTTGTAGATCGTCGGCTGCGCGACGTCGAACTCGGCTGCCAGCGCGGGCACCGGCTCGCCGTCGTTGTAGCGGCGCAGGATCTCGGTGTCCTGCTCGGGCGTGAGCGGGCGAGCGCGGCGCGTCCGAGGCTGCGCCGGTGGCTGGGGCCTGCGCGGTTCGATCGGCTTGTGCGCCTCGCCATGCCCCTGGCCGTTCCACCACACCGACAGGCAGATCGGCGAGCAGAAGTGCTTTTCACCGCCGTCGTTGGCGCTGAGACGTACCGGCCCGGTGATCGGCGCCGTGCATGAGTCGCACGTGTAGGTGATCACTTCTCGGCCTCCAGTGCGGCGGCGAGCATCTCGGCGGCGTCGCGGCGCAACGTTTCTGGGGCATACGGCGTGTGGTCGACGTAGATGCGCGGGAACTGTCCGTGCGGTGCGGTGGTGTCGACGCGGATGTCACGGCACGCACCGAAGTAGACCTGCCCGTCGTCGTCGGGCCCGTCAGGCTGGGGCAGCTCGACGACCGCAATGCGGTTCGCCTTGAGCGCGTCGAGGGCGATTTGCGCCAATGCGAGATCGCCGTAGCGCGAGTGAGATCCGCCAGCGGCAGCGAACGCCGAGGCCATGGTTGATGCGATCCGATCGCTCATCGTTTCTCCTGTGCTGGTGTGGGTTCCAGGGTGAATCGGCATACGCGGACGCCCCCAAGCCGACCGGCGATAGCGGCGACGATTCCGCCAGGCGGCAAGCTCGGGGGCGTCCATGTCACGCGCCTACCTCGAAGTCGAACCCGACCTCGATTGGTTTCGACAATCGGGCGACGATCAGCGGCAGATAGTCCGCCTCACGCTCGATGGTGATGCAGCGCTTGTGCTCATGAATGCACGCCTCAGCGGTCGTGCCGGATCCAGCGAACGGGTCGAGTACAACACCGTTCGGCGGGGTGACGAGCCGCACGAGCCAGCGCATCAGTGTTAACGGTTTGACGGCTCTAGGTGGGGTGCGCCACGGACGCACCCCGAACCTCCTCGAAATAGGGGCGGATGTCCGCCGGGATCTCATCAACGTTGAAGTCGCGCATTAGCGCATCACCTCAATTGGGTTAACAGTGGGAAATCCGATTTGCGCAACGATCCTGATAGTTGCGCCGAGAAAGTCAGTCAATCTCTACACCGGCCTCTCGCAGACGAGCCACCACGTGATCCACTTGCTCCGGCGTGAGGTCCGCGCGTAGACGCAATTTCGTTGTGACGACGCTGGGACGTTCCGCTCCGGGTGCTTTCGCTTCGTAGCGGAACACCGGGAAGAACCTCGACGCGCCGCCGCTGTCGCCGTACGTCTCCGAGGTGACGTAACCGCCAGCGGCGTTCTGCCCGTAGACCTGTCGGCCTGCTGTGGTGTGCGTCGGATACATTTTCCCGCTCGACAGCGTGCCGGTCTGCGCGTCGAGCTCGGCAGCCTGCGCCTCGTCGAGCACAACATTCGTCGGCCAGCGCCCCTCGGCGATGCGCGCCTCGGCGTCGGCGCGCCAGCCGTCGCCCATTGCCACGCGCGGGTTCGTCGATCCGGGCGGGTTCACGCGCACCTCGTCGCCGACTCGGCAGGCGTCGATGTTCAGCGCGCCGGTGCCGTGGTCGAGCACGTTCGCGGCGACGGTGCCCTGCAAGGGTTTCCGCGCGACGACGATTGGCTCAAACGCCGGTTTGAGCGCCGTGCCCCAGCCCTGCCACTGCGCGGCCTCGGGGGTAGCGGGGCTGGGGCCATCCATCATTGGTGTACTGCTGCCGATCTTGGACCAGCCATCGTCGTTAAGGTTCGCGTTGTTGTGGAGTCCGCCCGTCGCTGGTACCTGCTCGCGCTCGGCGCCTGCGGCCTTGTCGATCGCCTTGGATACGTCGAGCGACTTGGGGAACCCGCTGCCGTACAGCCACGCGATCGAGTCGCGGACCTCGAACCCGGCGTCCTCGATCGCCGCCGCCAGCCGGTGCCACGTGCGCGAACCGCCGAACGCCAACATGTGACCGCCCGGTTTCAACACGCGCAAGCACTCGGCTGCCCACTGTGTGCACCACTGCTGAAACGGCTGCCCTGCCTCGTAGGCGTTCACACCTGCACGGATGTACTTACCCTTCACCGGGTCGTCGAGCTCGGCGGCGCGGCGTTCGCGTGCACGCGCATGTGACGCAGACGTTTTCCGCCAGGGCGCGTCCCACTCCTTGCCCATGAACTCCAGCCCGTAGGGCGGGTCGGTCACCACAGCGTCGACGCTGGCGTCGGGCAGCTCGGTGAGCACGTCGAGGCAGTCGCCGTGGTGCACGGTTACCTGGTCGTCGCGGTAGTGGATGCTCACGCGCCCTCCTGGCCTTGGCTGCGCAGCGAGTCGGCGAGTGTCTGCAATGTCTCGGCGACCCACTCGCGCGGTTGGTTCGAGCGGAACCGCACCTTGCCGTCGGGGTAGACGAGAACTGTCAGCACGGTCTCGTCGGCGTTGATCACCTCGACCTGGCGGTCGTCGAGGGAACCGGCGCGCCGCCGAGCACGCGGCCTGCCGACCGCCGCGCCGGTGATTTCGGGTGCCTCGCCGAGTGGTTCGGCGCCGTCCTCGCTCGCGTTGATCGTGCTCATGCGCCGGACACCTGCCATTCGCGCGAGGGCGTGCGGTCGAGCTCGCCCGCCCACGTTTTCGCCGCGTCGAGCGACGCGAACTCCTTGCCCCCCGGGGGCAATTCGAGCAAGTCGAGCCCGTCGTGCCCGGCGCCTTGCAGCAGCCACTCGTCGCCGACACGCTGAACGCTGTAGGTGCCGCGCCTGCCGACTGCGGTTTGCGTGCGCTGCACGTGCCGGTGATAGCTCCAGATCAGCATGAGAACAGTCCTCCGGTAGAGGGTTTCGGTGTGGAGAGATCGCGCACCATTGAGCTGGTGTGCGGGGCAACAGCAATCACGGTGCGCGGGTTGTCGCGGTCGAGCTCGATGACACCGGTCGTCGCGGTCGCCTGGCAGTCGTCGACCCACAGCACGCCGTTACCGGCGTCGCATACGTGTTTCAGCAGGTTGTCGGCGTCAACCCGTTGCGCCGAGCTGCGATAGAACACCGCCGCCAGGGCAACGTTTCCGGTGAACCGGCGCCGGACCGTGGCGCGCAGATAGACCGCTGTGCGCTGCTCGGCGGTCTTGTCCTCGTCCTTGTGGTACGCCCCGCCCTTGCCGAACCGAGGGCGCGATTTCGAGTACGGGTTGCCCGGGATCGTCAGCACGCGCACCGCGTCGTCGTCGATCCGCAGCGCCCGCAGCAGCTCGAGCACCCGCTCGGCGTCGGCGTCGGCGGTCTCGGGAACCTGCCCCAGCCGCGCCGCCGTCACTCGGTCACCGCCGAGTCGAGGGCAGCCAGCGCGCCTGCGAGGTCGTCGGCCTCGAAGTAGACCGGGCGGGCCATGCTGCCCTGCGCCTCGCCAACGATGCCGAGCGCCTCCATCTCGTCGAGCAGCCGTTGCGCACGGGCGAACCCGACGTCGAGCTTGTATTGCAGCATGGACGCCGAGCCCATCTGCGACTCGACGACGAGCTCGATCGCCTTGCGCAGCTGCGCATCCCAGTCGAGCTCCATTTGACCGGCGACCTCGCCGACTGCCTTGCCGATCTCGCCCTGCGGATCGTTGACCGTCACGCGGATACCGGCGTCGCGCATTTCGCGCAGCGTCGATTCGAGGTCGTGCTCGTGGGTCAGTACCGGCTCGACACCGGGCCGGTTGGTCGGCTCACCCGGCAGCGGCTTGCTCGGCATCGCCGCCCCGATCCACGTGTCACCGATCTGCACGATGTGCATTCCGCGCGACTCGGTGCGGAACATGCGGATCTGCATGTTGCGGCGTTTCGCCACGGTCACCAGCGGCCCGAGCACACCCGGCGACCACGGCGTGAGCGCGACCGGTTCGTCGTCGCTCGGCGGGATCTGCCCGCGCATCATGTGCAGCACGCCCCGGATCGGGAACTTAGCCTCGGGGTGCGCGTGAAACTGAAACTCGGTGTCCGAGTCGAACAGCGCCGGGGTTTCGCGCAGCGTGATCGTCCAGCCGGGGTGATCGTCGTCGCGGTTGTCCTCGGTGCGCTCGGCGGTCGTCATGTGAATGTCGACGGTGTGTTCTTTGCCCCTGGCGCGGGCGAGCGACTTGCAGATCGCGAGCACGTTGGACACCGACTCGATCGGCCACACCGACGGCGTGAGTCGCCCGTCAGCGGGGATCCATGTATGCCCCACAACGTATTTCGTGGTCGAGGTCGCCACGATCACGTCGACGTCGCCGGGTTCCTCACCCCACGGGGTGCGACTCGTGGTGACGTGCACACCGCCGACCGAGTTGCACGCCGTCGCCAGCGAGTCGGTCAGAATCTCGATCAGCTTGGTTGTCGCGACGGTGATGCTCACAGGTAATCCCCCTTGGCGGTGCGGGTTTCGGCAGGCGGTCGGTGGTCGCAGTCGGGGCAGCACTTGCGCTGCCCGGTCCATAGCTGCGCGCACTTGTTGAATGGGTAACCGCACTCGCGGCAGTCGAGCAGCGGCGCGGCCTCGTCGTCGTCGACCACCCGGGCGTCGACCTCGACGCCCGGATACCAGGGCGAGTTCGCGAGCAGCGCGTGAATCTGCGCCCGCTGCACCTTGGCCTGCACGAACGGGAACTTGAACGACTCGGGTTTCGTCTCGGCCAGCTCGGCGAGCAGCTCGTCGGCGCGCTGGTAGTGGTAGCTCGGCGGGCGCGTCATGCGTCACCGCCGAGCGCCGCGACGAGATCCGCGCGGATGTTCACGAACTGCTCGGCCTCGGCGCGCACGACGTCGGCGAGAGACGTATTCGGCGGCGCGGACTGTAGGCGCTCGCGCAGCTTGTCGCGGCCCTCGGTCGCCATCATGACGCCGTAGCCGATCGCGTTCGTCACCAGCTCGACGACCGCCGCGCGTCCCGGGGCGCTCATGCGTCCGGCCCGTCAAAAATCGCGAGCACGCGCTGCGCCTCGTCGAACGTGAGGTCGGCGGCGCGGGTCGCCTGCACGCCCGCCGACTCGGCGAGGAACGCGAACCACTCGGCGTCGGTGTACTTCTCGGCCCGCTGGATCTCGGCGATGCGTTTCAGCTGTTCCTTGCTCGCCATCTGCTGCGCGGCGTCGTCCGGCTCGGGCGGCGGCGCATCATCCGGTGCCTCAGCGTCGTCGTCGAGCACCTCGCCGTCGACGAACTCGATCTGCGCCGACTCCAGCGGCCCGATGTCGGTGCGCACCGAGCTATCCATCGCGGCGGCAGCGGCGAACTCGGCGCTCAACGGCAGCCACTTAGCCAGCCGCCGAATCGTCGTCTTTTTCGCCATCTCGGCCCAATCGGTCACCCACGGACCGTTATTGGCAGCCATCGACCGCGACCGGATCGCCTCGATCTCAGCGAGGGTCATCACGACGAACGGTTTCGCGCCCGAGGTGAGTTCGGCAGCGGCATAAGCGCCGATCGGCTTGCCGCGATCCTGCCCCAGCGGCGGCGGGGTGTGCTCGGCGATGGTGCGGTTCAACCCGAGCGTGTACTCGAACTTGTCGTTCTCGTAGATGACCTCGGCGTAAATGTCCTTGACCTGCCCCGAGTTGCGGGCGAGCTTGATCAGACCGCGATAGCCCGGAATGAACTGGCAGACCTGCTTGTACGGCACGAAATACGCCTCGCCGGTCGGCCCGGGTTCTAGCCCCAGCTGGCTTGCCGTGAGCAGCGCGCCGAGGAACGATTCGGGCGAGCAATTCGCCAGCGCCGGGGTCTGCCGCACGACCGTGACCGCGATGCGCGCCATGCGCTCGGGCGTGATGTGCTTGGGCAGCGCCTTAGCCAGCTCGGGGCGCATATCGTTGATGAGCTTGGCGAGTGTCTTCTGCTTGGGTGACTGCTTCACAACGTCAGTGCTGCTCACTGAAACATCCCTTCAAGTTCGGCAATGAGTTCGTCGGCGGCGTCCTGGTCGGCCTCGGCTGCCGCAGCAGCGGCCTCGCGAGTGCCCCACGCGGGCAGGCTGAGGGTCACAACGTCGTCGCTGTAGCCAGGCCAGCGCCCGGTTTCCATGCACTCGGCATAGAGCCGGATCGCCTGGCGGTTGCGGCGCCGCCCCTCGGCGATCGCGTCGTCGTCGTACTCGATCGGTGTCACCACATAGGGCGGTTCTTTTTCCTGCACGATGAACCGGAATCGCGGGTTCTCGGCGAATCCGAGGGCGACCAGGAGGTCGATGTACCACGCGGCCTGCATGAAATAGCCGAGCTTGTAGAACTTGACCTTGAGCTCGGCGGGGTTCGCCGTCGTCGAGGTCTTGTAGTCGTCGATATCGTCTGTGAGCCAGTCGATCCGCCCGCGCAACCGAACACCGGTCTCGGGATCGGTGTAGTACAGCGCCACCTCGGCCTGCCCCTCGGTGTCGGCGAATATCGGTCCTGCCGTCGGGTGCTGGCGCACCCGCTCGGCCATGTCATAGGCGCGGGTGAAATCGGCGATGTGAATCGGTACCTTGCCCTGCTTGCGGGCCTCGGCCTCGGCGTTGCGCCACATCGCCGTCGCGGTCGGTTTCTCTGAGGGCTCACCATTGGCCTTGAGCCCGTGCACCGAGGGGTCGAGCACCTCGAACTCGGCGCCCTTGCCCAGCACGAGCTTGTGCGCGACATGCCCGAAATCCCAGGCCTTCTTGGGCTTTCGACCGTTGTCCTGCTCCCAGCGGAATTTCGCGGGGCACGAGGGCGGCAGCAGCAGCTTCGCGCCGGACACCGACAGCGAGCCCCGGTCGGCGTGGTAGTCGTCCTCGTCGACGAACCGGTGCATCCCGTCCTGTTGCGGAACGCTGCTCATCGGCGAGAACCGATCTCGTCGCGCGCGTCGTCGCGGTCACCCACCATGCCGAGGCTGCGACGGTGCGCGTCGCTGGCGGCGGCGCGCTCGGTCTCGCTCATGGTGTGCGTGGCGCGGCGCCACTCGTCGGTCTCAAATTCATAACTCATCACGCCGATGCCTTCCTCTGTCGAGCCGCGTCACGCTGGCAGGTGGGGCAGTAACGGCTCTCCCTGCCGTAGCGCTTGCGCGGTTTCAGTTCATGTCCCTTGTCGCAGCGCGTACGCCGCGAATAGTGATGTCGGCTATGCCGCACGAGGTCTCGGTTGTTCTCGTCGCGGGTATCCCAGCGCAAATTCGCCAGGCTGTTGTCGTGGCTTCCGCCTGGCCCGTGCAGAGCCTCCATGCCTTCGGGGCACGGCCCAACGAACGCCGTGAGCACCAGGATGTGCACATTCATGCGCTTCACGCGCCCGTCGTCATCTGACAGACCTACGTACAGGTACCGACTACCCCGCGACAGCTTGAGGATTCTCCCGAAGATCCGGCGATTGTTCTCACCGATCTTGACGATCCGACCAACCGACCGGACGCGGCCCTGGTTGGAAACCTCGTAGCGGCCCTCGTATCCCACGACGGGCAACCACTTCTCGTAGGTCATCATTTCTCCGTCTCGTTTCGGTCTGGGACGAGCCACCATTCGTCGGTGCGCCAGTCGTCCAATTCGGTTGTCTCGGTTGCGTTCACGATGTGCCTCGCATGTGAGGGGCGAACGGTATGCACAGCGGGCAGTACCGGCTGATGACCTCGAACAGGTCGGGGTTTCCGGTGAACGCCCAGAACTTTCCGCACATGCGGCAGCGGACGGCGGTCACGACTGCACTCCGACGAACTCGGGGCGGCGTTCGATCGTGAGCCGGTAGGGCTCGCCGGATCCGGGGCACACGTCTGCGCGGATCGCGTCGAAATGCCGCGCGATGTTCGCCTTCGTGGTCGGCGAGACCGGCTGCCAGCACACCGGGCACAGCGGGCGGCGCGTCGGCGCGGTCACTGTGCACCGCCGATCGCCGGTAGCTCGCCGGTGTCGGCGGGCAGCTCGACCACCAGCTCGCCGATGGTGGTGTCGCCGTTGTCCGGCCTGGACGTCGCGATCGTGAGGTTTTTGAACACGAGGTACTCGACGCCCTTGCGCTCGTGAATCTCAGCGCCGCACAGGAACCGCCCTGTCGGGCGTAGTTCGTTGTGCAGCCGGTGCCGAATCGCGTAGATGCTCGGGCGGTTTCCGTCCTGCCAGTGGCGACCCTTGCGGCGGCGGTTCATCGGGTCACCGCCTCGGCGTGCTCGGCGCGGGTCACCAGCTCGGCGAGGTAGCGCAGCCACGTCACGGCGTCGTGCTCGTCCTCGACGCGCGGATATACCACCGGTTCGGGCAGACCTGGCGCAGTGCGGATAACCGCCAGCTGCCAGTACCGCTCGCCGCCGAACGGGGTTTCGAGCGCCATTGCGATAGTGCCGCGATCGTCGATCGCGCGGATCCGCCCGAGGTCGAGCGGACCGGCGTGGCGAGTGATCGTGATGCTCACTTGACCGTCACCCGCCGTCCGGCTGCCCGGTCCTCGTGTTCCTCGGCGGCAGCCATTGCGCGGGGTTCGCCGCTGAAGTGCCCGCCCCGGTATCCGCACGAGCAGACCGGCTGATAGGTGTCGCCGAAAATCTCGCTGCGGCGCGGGACCACGGTCGCGCTGTGCACTACGCCGAGGGTGTCCTCTGTGCCGACACCGTTGCGCCGCAATAGGTTCGGTCGCCGCGCCATCAGTTGCCGCCCTCCATGTCGTCGAGGTACTCGGGGCAGTAGGCGGCAGTCGAGGCGCCGACGAGGTAGGCGGCGTTTTCGACCGACAGGTCGGTGCCCGCCGCGACCGCGAGCGCGGTGGTGTAGAGATTGCCGTCGGCCTCGGCGACGAGTTCACAGACGGCGTGCCCGCCCGCGATCGCATCCTCGCGACTGGTGTAGGTGATGCCCTGCCCATCGAGCGTCGCGATGAACGCCCGGTCGGTGATCTCCTGCTCGCTCAACGTCGGGGCGGCGGCGGTCGAGGTCGTCGGCTCGCTGGCGACCACCGGCGTGCCCTCGGCGGTGCGGGTGCAGCCGGTCAGCAGACCGACACCGAGGATCCCCAGCGTGATCAGCGCGGGCGCCCATGCCCAGTCGTGCAGCCGCACCGGTTCGTGCTTGCGCGCCTCCTCGGCGGCGGCGCGGGCGTCGTCGGGTGTCCAGATCGGGCGGATCCGGTTGGGTACGCTGTTGGTGCTCACAATGAACCTCTCTCGTGGTGTTGTTGGGTGGTGAACCCCGCGTCGTGCCAGCGGCGCGGGGTTACTTCTTTGCGATGCGGAACTCATCGAGCAGCGAGCCCGCGATGTTCAGAGCCAGCGTGTGACTCAGGTCGTGGTTGCAAGGGACGGCGAGAATGCGCGCGGCCAGGTCGTCGAGGCTGATCTGATCGGCGGCGGGCACGTACTCGCGAATGGTGATCGGCAGCCGGTACGGATCCGGTTCCGACACCTCGGTTTCCGCCTCGGCCTCGGCGAGGGCGGCGGCAGCGGCGTTCGCGGCGTAGTCGTAGCTGAACCCGTTGCGGCCCAGCGCGTTCGCCGTCGCCTTACGGCTGATCGGTTCGAGGAACGCGTCGACGAGGGCGCCGACCTCGGCGAGCACGACGTGAATCGCCTCGTTCATCGACGAGTTGAACCGGTCGACAAGCGTCATCATGCGAGCACCGCCCCGAAGGTGAGCGCCAGCACGAGCGCCAACGCGACGAGCGTCGTGCCGAGCGTGACGAGGATCCGCGCGACCGTTGAGCGGGCGCGCACGCCCGGGCACTCGGCGGTGCAGTCGACGGGCGGGTGCTCGCACTGCGGCGCCGTCGAGCGCGGCAGGTCGAGCTCGTCGAGGTCGAGGTATTCGTCGGGCAGTCCGGCGTCGGTGATGCCCGAGGCGTCGAGATAGTCGCTCACCGGCTCACCGCCTCGGCGATGCCCTCGGCGAGGGCCTGGCGCAACTCGTCGAGCTCGGCGCGCAACGCCTGCGCCTCGGCGATCGCCTCGTCGCGGGCGGTCTCGGCGATCTCGACCGCCTTGGCGTACTGCACGATTTCGCGCGACGTCGCGGCGAGCGCCTCGGTGACGCCGTGGTACAGGTGCGCCATGTTGACCAGCGCGGCGCAGGTGTCCTCGTCGGCCTTGGCGTGCAGCGCAGCGGCGGCGCCCTCGACGCGCTGCAAGACGCGGATCGCGTAGGGCTCGTCGCTCATGATGCGGCCACCTGCGCGACCTGCCCCGCGCCGCCGAGGCGCTTGTGCAGCTCGACCATGCCCTTGGGCGTGACGCGGATCGTCGGATCGCCGAGGCGAATCTCGCCGGACGGCTCATGGAGATACGGCTTGCCGAACCGCTCGGTGAGTCGCCGGTTGTCGATCTGCGTCTGATAGGCGCGCCAGCGCCCACTTGCGCGGTTGCGGTAGATCCAGCCCTCGGCGGCCATGAACGAGAACAGGCGATCGCGCCCGATGCTGATGTTCGGGTCGCGCGAAAGCACCTTGGCGGCGTCGGCGACCTCGTAGTCGCCCTCAGCCGAGGCAAGGTGTTTCCACGCGGCGGCGGGCGCCTCGAGCTCCTTGGCGCGGGCCTCGGCCTCGATGCGGGCGCGCGCCTCGGACTCGGCGCGTTCCTCGGCCTCGACGACCCACTGCGCGAGGGTCTTGCGGTCGGGCAGCGCCACCGGTGCGCCATAGGCGCCGGTGCGGCGGATCTCGGGGAGAACGGTGCCGGTGATCCAGCGGCGGAACGCGACAGCCTCGGGTTTGTCCGAGCGGATGACGACCTCGTACATGCCCGACTCGGACACGATGGTCGCCTGCTGCGTGCGACCGAGGCTGTCAGCGATGGGGTAGGTCTGATCTACCCCATCCGCTAAGCGATCCCGAACGTCCTTGACGTTGCGGATGTCGAGCACCTTGCAGAGGTCGGCGAGCACGAACCACGGCTCGCCGCCGATGAGCACGACGCGCACGGGCGCGGCGCGGTAGGCGAACACCTGCGTGGTCGGCGTCGGGGCGGTGCGGTCGAGGGCGCCGAAGAACGCCGAGGCGCGGCCCGGGTCGGGAATGGTGCTCATCGGCGAGGCGCCAATCGGTTGATGCGGCGCGAGCGGCGGGCGACCTTGTTACGGCGGCGGCGCTCGGCGACCACGGCGGCGGGCACGGTGCCCGCATAGGTGGGCTTGTCTTGCAGACCCTTGAGGATCGCCAGTGAGTAGAGGGTGGTTTCGCCGCGCTCGGTGCGGTTGCCGATGAGTTCGCGGACCTGCTGCGTGATCGAGGCGACGAGTTCGTCGACGGTGCGGCTCATGCGCTCGCCTTGCGGGACTCGCGGGCGGTCTTACGGGCGGCGGCGAGCTCCTCGATCGCGTCGCGGTCGAACAGGAACGCGCCGGTGCTACCGGGCAGCTTGCGAGTCGGGGTGACCTTCTCGGCGGCGACCCAGCGCAGCAGGGTCGAGCGATCGACGTTGAGGATTCGGCAGGCTTCGGACGCAACGATCTCGGTCGCTGCACCCGCAGGGGTTGTTGTGGTTGGCATGTGCCGAACCATAATCGATGTGCATTGCACAACGCAAGAACATCAGCTTGGGAAATTTCATTCGTGTCGTTTCGGGGTACTGCGTGCAAAAACTTGCGCGGGGTTAGGGGGCGTGCAACAGTTGTTGCATGAGCATCAGCACTGACATCGGAGGCGTGGTCCCTCAGTGGGATCTCGCCGACCGTTTGGCGAAGTCGCTGCGCGTGGCGGACGTAAGCGTCCAGGAGATGGCAGACCATCTCGAATTGCACCGGAACACGATCAGCGCGTGGATGAATGGGCGCGGCAAAACGCCCAAGCGAGCAATGCTTATCGCTTGGGCGTTTAAGACCGGGGTGCCGTTTGAATGGCTAGCAAATGGTACCGTCCAGCCCGATAGCGGACCGGACGGCGATGGTGGGAGCCGCCTGGGGGAATCGAACCCCCGACCTATTCATTATCAGACCACCAAAACGGGCGGTTTCGGCAACCTATCCGATGCGCCCGTGATCCCCCTCCGCCAGGAGGGTCCGAATGAGCTCGCGGCCTAGGCGAACCATTCAGCAACCTTTTCTTTCGCAAGGGTTAATATCTGCCCCACGAACCGGCGAGGTGATCTAGATGACACCTCGGCAAACCGGCTCGTACCGGTTGGTCAGCAGTGAACGGGAGGGGCAGTTTCCAATGGTGAATCGGTGGCGCACATGGCAGTTCGCGCAATCACTCTCCGCGCGCACAGTCGACGAGCGCGTCGCCACAGTGCGGCGCATGGCTGTGTGGTGCGGGGTCGAACCCGAGTTCGCGCAAGTTGAACACATCGTGTCGTGGCTCGCCGAGGGCGGGCAATGGTCGGCGCGAACGCGCTGGACTTATTACGGTGCGCTAAGTGCGTGGTTCCTATGGCTCCAGCAACAGGGGCACCGGCACGACAACCCGATGGTGATGATCGGGCGACCCAAGCGCCCGAAGAGTGTGCCGCGCCCGGTGTCGAACCTCGACGTGCAGCGGTTGCTCGCCGTGCGGGCGCACAAGCGCACCAAGGCGATGATCCTGCTCGCCGCGTTTCAGGGGTTGCGGGTGCACGAGATCGCCCAGATTAAGGGTGAGCACCTCGACCTGATCGAGCGCACGATGACCGTTACTGGCAAGGGCAACGTGACCGCGACGCTGCCGCTGCACCACCGGGTCGTCGAGATCGCCTACCAGATGCCCCGTAAGGGTCATTGGTTCCCTGGTCCCGATCGCGGGCACCAGCGCCGCGAGTCCGTCTCGGGAACGATTAAGGAGGCGATGATCCGCGCCGGTGTTGTCGGCTCGGCGCACTGTCTGCGGCATTGGTTCGGAACGGCGTTGCTCGAGGCGGGTGTCGACCTGCGCACCGTGCAGGAGCTCATGCGGCACCAGTCCCTTACCAGCACCGAGATATATACGCGGGTGACCGATCAGCGCCGCGCCGAGGGAATCGAGCGGCTTGATCCGTTCCGCGTCGCCCCGTCCACGCGGGTATCTGATCGGCTGCTCGCGCAGATCGCCGCGCCCGACGAGGGCGCCGCAGGTGCGGCGGTGACGGCAGCCTGAACCGTCGCCGTATGCGCGAAAACCGCCCCCAGTCGAGTTGACTGGGGGCGGTTTCGTCGTCGGCGGCGCCTTAGTTATTCGCGGCGGTCGCCTGCGATGCGTTCCTTGCGCTCGGTGCGGATCTCCTCGCGGATCCCGCCGATATCGCGCTCGACGCGCCGGAACCCGTCGACCACGAGCTCGCGCAGGTCGTCGAGATCCTTGCGCATGTTCGAGGTGTGCGTGTTGACGACGTGCTCGTGGATCTCGTCGGTTTTCGCGTCGACACGTTGGGCGCGGGCTCGTCCCCTGCGCTGCCCCCGGATCGTTACCCACAGCGCCGCGATCGCGGGCAGCGAACCGGGCAAGCCGATGATGAACAGCCCGAGCAGATCGATCGTGTCGTCGGGGTTGTAGACCTCGGCGGCGGTGCGCAGCGCGTCTGTCAGGCTCACCGGGCGCTGCCCTCGCCGTCGAGCTTGGCGAGCGAGGCGGTGCCCTTGGTGCCGAACGGCAGCAGATCCGAGCCAAGCGACGTCAGCAGCGACAGCGCGGCGCCGCCGAGGGCGATGCCGCCGACGGTCTGCCAGTCGACGGTCCAGGCGTTGAACGCCTCGCCGCCGAGCGCCAGGATCGCGGCCTGCGCGGCACTCTTGACCGCACGCTCGCTCGCGTCCTTCCAGAACTTAAGCGTCCACATTGTTGGGTTCCCTTCTGTGTGTCATGCGCGGACGGGCGTGCGACTTGCCCAGTCGCGGACGTGCTGAATGGCGAGACCGAGGTAGGTCTGCCCGGGCCACACCTCCCAGGCGTGGTAGTTGATGTGGGGCGCGGTGCCCGATGCGGCGAACTTGAGCGCGATGATCGCGGCCTGCACAGCGGCAGCCGGACCGGTCAGTTGCCCGCCTACGGCGCCGCCGACGAGCCCGCCGAGGGTCGAGGTCAGCACCGGCAGCGCAACGCCTGCCATCTCGACCGGGTTGCCCGCCGACAGTCCGGCGTGCGCCAGCAGCGGCACGCTCACCCCAGCCTCGGCGAGCACCTTCGGGATCGCCCGGATGATCGCGCGCAGCGTGCCGAGCGGATCCGACAGCTCGACGTCGACGACCGCCTGATAGATCGCCGTCATGATGTCGCCCGCGTCGCCGAGCGGCACGTTCGCATACATGTCGTCGGGGTGCACGAGCTCGCACCAGTCCCAGGTGCAGCACGAGCGCGGCAACTGGAAATCGGAGATCCCGCGACCGTTGGGGATCGCGCCGAGGTAGTAGGTGTGCCCGAACGGGCGCGACGGGTTGCCGAACGCGAACCCGCACACGTAGTTCTCGCGGTACTCGGCGAGCGGCTGCCCCGGTTCGAGCATCGCCCGCAGCCGCGAGGCCACGATCGCGCCCGCCGAGTAACCGCCGAGCACGAACGAGCGGCCCGAGCGGATCTCGGCGGCGCCCGCCGCGACGGCGACCTGCACCGCCTTGTTCATCGACGGCGAGTTCGGCGCCCCGGGCGGCAGCCCGCCCATGCTGGCTGCCCACTCGGGATTGCGTTCCTCGACGAGATCGGCGGCGCCCTGGCAGACCCGCGACACGTAGTCTTGCCCGATCACGCCACCGGTGCCCCGGAACACGATCGCCAGGTGGCGCGGCTTGGTCGCCGGAGTGTCGAGCAGCCCGAGGGCGCGCAGGTCGCCCTCGGAGACCACCCCGTCGATCCACTGCTGTGTGCGGCGCTCGTACTCGCGCTGCACCGCCGCGTCGTCGTAGCCGAAATAGGCGTCGACGCGCAGCGGCCCGCCGTCGGCGGCGAGGGCGTACGCCTCGAACCGGTCGAGCATCACCTGCTGCCAGGCGGCGACGAGCGGCCCGGACGAGCCGACGCGCAACTCGGTCACTTCATCACCACACCGGGCTTGCCGCGATCGTTGGTGCCGAGCACCTTGTCGCGGATCTCGGCGACCGCCTCGACGAGGGTCTGCTCGCCGAGACAGTTGAACCGCATGGTGAGCTGATCGTCGGCGGGTCCGACGATGACCGGTTTCGGGGTTGCGGGCGTGGTCACTGCTGGTACCTCCTGCGGTTGGAATGACAAGCCGAGCGCGGCGAGGGTTGCGGGTCCGGCGATGCCGTCGTCGAGGAGACCGGAGCGGCGCTGGAATTCGCGCACAACCTGCTCGGTCAGCGGCCCAAACTCGCCGTCCTCGTCGAGGTCTGAATAGGCGGGGTAGTCGCGGTTCAGGCGGGCTTGCAGCGCTTTGACGCGCTCGCCGGTGCACTCGTAGCGCGAGCAGTCGCGACCGAGGTAGACCGCGCCTGGCGCGGTCGGCGTTGCGGGCGTTGAGGTTCCGCTGCCGACGATCGGACCGGGCAGGTAGAACCAATCGTGAAACAGGCTGTTGTTGTAGCCCCGCGCCGAGCCGCCGATCCACTGCCCGCCGCCGCTGGCGACGGTGCCGCCGCGCGACTCAATCGCGACGCCCTCGAGCGTGCACGCCATGTGTGAGTTCGCGCCGCCGCCCGGACCGTGCATGAGCCCGATGCGCAGCGCGGCGTCGGCTGGAATGTCACCAGGCTTAGCAACGCGGATCGTGCCGAACGGGCCACGCGAGCCCGGACCGCCGACGTAGCGGTATGCCTCGGTCGACAGACCGTGGCGCGACCACGACATTTTCTCGCCGTTGACCAGCGCGTCGAGAACGTGCGTGACGATGCCCGAGCAGTCGGTCGTGCGGTTCACATCGTTTTTCACCCAAACCCCGCCGTAGCCGTACGGCTTGCGGTTGCGCGGCTTGGCAATTGACCACCAGTAGTCGACGTTCGCGCGAAGAATCGGCATAGCGTTGAAATCCTCTCGGGCATAAAGAAACCCCGCACACCACGGGGCGGCGGGGTATCAGTGCGGATACGGGGTTAGAAGCTGGGGCGGTCGTCGATGAGCCGCTCGACGAACGGCAGTGTGCCGGTGACGAACCCCCACGACAGCAGGGCGAACAACACCAGCCCACCAGCCACGCCGACGGCGAGCGCGCAGACATAACGCTTCACAGCGCGGATCCTCTCTCTCGTTACGGGGGCAGCAGCGGCAGCGCACCGGCCAGCCAGGCAGCCGACGCCGATTGGGTCGCGCTGAACGTCACCGTGTCGTCGCCAGGCGCGTGACCGACGGCCATGCCCTGATTGACGAAAGCAGCCGCGTTGATCGACCGCAGCAACGTCTGGCCGTTCGTCTCGTCGTAGCCCGTGACCGAGCCGAGCATGAACGCGTTCGAGACGTACCCACGTGCCACACCGGTCGCCGAGATCGACATTGAGGTGCCGGTGCCGCTGTTGGTCACCGGTGTGCCGATGCTGCCGACGTTCTTATAGGCGATCGCGACCGACGTGCAGTACGTTGCGATGCCCGAAATGCCGCTGAACGTAGCTGATTTGTTGCCGGTCGGCGGATCGAACAGCGTGAACGCGGCCAGCCGCCATCCGCTCACGGCGAGCATGATGTGCCGGTCCATCGTGTGGCCGTCGAACGTCGCGGTGATCGCATTGTCGCCGCCTTGCACAGCGACCCACACCACCACGCAATTCGCGTCCTCGGGCACAACCACCGACGGGTTACCACCGGTGCCGCCGACAGCAATATTGCCCGCGATCGCGAACTCGACACCCACGGGCAGCCACATCGGCGTATCGCCGAGGTATACGCCCTTTACCAAGTCACCGCCTCGGTAGACACCTTTGACGGGATTTGAGCCGCCTTGCAGCGCCATTACGTCACCACGTAGATAGTGTTGGGATCTTTCGACGGCAGCGCATCGAACGCGGCCTGGCTCATCACGCGGATACTGTTGCCGTCGAGGGCGTCTTCGAGATCGTTGACGAGTTCGCCGACATCGTTTAGATAGTCGGCGTCGACCTCCATGCCGATATCGTCAACCCAGTTGGTAGGCAATGCCATTGGTGATCCTCCTTAGTTGCCTGCCGAGGGCGCACTGACGCGCTGAAAGTTGATCTTCACGCGGCTACCATCGGCGAACCACAGCCGACCGATCGCGCCGTCCCAGTGCTCGCGGTCGACCGGGGCGCCGGAACTGTCGATCGGCTCGAAACGCCCACCCGGCCACACCTCCTCCACGCGACCATCTTTCAGCGCCTCGTGCACCTCTTCTCGGGTCCACTGCGTGCCGTTGATGTCAGGCATTAGCTTGTCTCCCTCTAGATTTCAAACGGAACGGTGTAGGGCACACCGGCGCGAATCACTGTGGGCTTGCCGACTGAGGCGCTCGACGAGATCCGGGACGGACGGATGTAAACCGGGCCAACCTCGACCGTCGGCTTGTGCACAGCGGCGCTCGACTCGATCTTCTGCGGCTCGATGCAGACACCGCCGACGGCCACCACCGGCGATGTGACCTTTGCCCTCGACGCGATTCGACTGGGGTAAATGTTCTGCGGCGGCCCGATGACCGTCGGTTTCCGCACGTTCGCCGACGACTCGATCTTCGTCGGGAACACGTAGACCGCGCCGCTCTCGACCGTCGGCCTGCCCACCGACGCCGATGACGCGATGCGTTTTGGCGCGATGAACGCCTCGGCCCACCATCCAACAGCCATGAACGCGAAACCGCCCTACAGCTCGAAGATTCCGTCGTCCGGCCAGATGATCGTGATATCGCCGCCATTCGGCGTCACCGCGAGACCGGTAGCGTCGTCGATGTAGGCGATGAGCGGCGAGGTCGATGCGGTGCCGGTGTATTTCGCGATCACCAGCGCCTCGGAAATGTCGCCGCTCACAGCGGAAAACGTCACGTTCGCGGCGTCCGCAACGCCACCGGTCACCGTCTTGGACGCGAGGTTTCCCGAGGTCGCGACGATCGCGCCCGACGGTATGTCGTCGAGGAACTCGTCGGCGTCGAGGTCAACGGTGTAGTCGTTGGCATCGACGAGGTAGACCCTGATGTTGTCGCCGGTCCAACTGATATCGCCGTCGAGCGCCTTTTCTTTGTATTTGGTGTAGAGCTCGTTTGCCACTTCGCCATCTCCTTAGATGTAGAACGGAACCTTAAGGGGCACATCGATTTTTCCGTCGGCGTCGCCAGGCGGGTGATACACGTAGACACCCGGCGAGTGCACGGCTGCCGTTGAGGCGCGCCGCGCCCTCGGGCGCACCTTCCAGCTCTTGAGCTTCGACGCGTCGGGATCCAACAGGTAGGCGATCCGATAGAACAGATCAACCGATTCGGCAGTGAAATTGTTGAGCGACAACGCGATTATCGAGCCGTCGCGGGTGCTGTAAAACAGCACCGTGATGTAACCACCGAGGTTGCCGACCCATCCCTGCCAGTGCCCGAACAGAATCGTATTGAGCCCGAACCCCATCCATCCCTGCCCCTCCCACGGGCCTTTAGGCTCGTAGGTCAGGTAGGTGACGAACATTTCCTCCTGCAACCGGTGCATCTCGGGCGAGATGAGCGTGCCGTCGCGCAGCGCCTCGCCGAACTTGACCAGATCGCCGATCGTGCCGCCGAGCGAGCCCGCCGCACCAGAGTAGGTGGTGCTGACTGCCGTAAATTCGAGTTCCTCAGCGGTGGGATATCCGAACAGACCAGCGAGCATCCACAGCGGCCCGAGGCGCTTTTTCAGCTCGGGCAGCGCGAGGTTCGGCGTCCAGCCGCGAACGTAGGGCGGTGTGAGGTAGTTGCCCGTCGGCCAGTCGGCGGACTCCATGCCGATTGCCGCGCAGCAGTCCTCGAGCACGATCTGCCGCACGTTGCGACCGAAACCGTATGTCGCGTCGCACCATTCGAGGATCTTGCCGAGCAAGATCGTGTTCGCGTTCGAGTATTCGCCGCGTTCACCTGGCTCGAAAATCGGTGGTGTCGAACGGATATAGGCCATCGGGTCGTACGTCGCCGTCGGGTTGAGAAAGTACGCCTGCTGCACCGCCGCGTCCTGCTGGAGGTAGTCCTTGAGACCGGACTGCATCATGAGCAGGTGCTTGACGGTGATCCGGTCGCCGTTGGGGATCCCGTCGACGTACATATCAACGGTGTCGTCGAACGAGACTCGACCGAGGTCGATCTGCGCCATCACCAACAGGTTGACGAACATTTTCGAGCACGAGCCGTACCGGGTGCGGTGCCCGAGCGTGATCGGTTGGCCTGCCGTGCGATCGCCGCCATACGCCTTGTAGTGACTGCCGTTCGGGGTCTTGATCGCGACCAGCGCGCCATCGGTGGTCGTGTTCGGCTTGAGCTTTGACGCGACGAGCGCGTCGATCGCGGCAGACGTCGCCTCGGGCAGCGGATCGTCCGGCGTCGGCGAGACCGTCGACGCTGGCGTAGCGAGGTCGGCCAGCGACACCGGATCGGTCTCGTTGCCCGCATTGTCGATCGCACTGATCGTGATGCGCGACGAGTAATCCGTTCCTGGCATCAGCCCCGCGAGCGGGAAATCGCCGTCCTCTGGGATCGGATCAATATTGAGCTTCACACCGTCGAGCCAGATGTTGTAGCCCTTGAGACCGCTAGGCATCGTCGACAGCTCCCGAGGGTCGAATGGTGAGGCTGTTCGAGGTCGCCGAGACAACCTCGACGCTCAATCCGCTGATATCGGGCGGCGTGTTGTCCGGGTCGCTCGGCAACTCGCCAGGCTGCGCCTCCCTGCGGAACTGGACCCACGCCCGCGCCGCGCCGCCCTTGCCGCCTTGGGTGTAGATGCCGAACCAATGCCCGCCGTTCGCGGCGCCGCCCGGTGTTGTTCCGTCGCCACCGAACGCGGTTTGGTCGGCGCCGCCGATCGCCTTGATGCCGTTGTATTCGAGGTTCCCTGGTCCTCGGCCCACCGGCTGCCCGAGACCGACGAGGCGCTGCCCGACGCCGTGCGCGCCGTTGTTGGCCGTCACCGAGTAGCCCGGGATCGACACCGTAGAACCGGCGAACGTCAGGATCGTTGACGTTCCGGCGAAATGGACACCGCGCACGAACGTCGCCGTGTTGTACGAACCTGGCGAGCCGGGGTTGCCGTAGAACCCGGCGAACCCGTCGGCGGCGTCGCCGCCCTTGCCCAGCACCACGACGTCGACGTGCGTAGCCCAGTTCGGGATAGGCAGCGACGTCGGTTTCGTGAGCTGCTGGAGCTCGGGGTCGCGGAAATCGCCGCCGTCGCCGACGTCGACAGCAATGCCGATCCAAGGCACATCGTTTGACCAATCGATATCGGATCGGGTGAGGGCAGTCGGCGGCGTGTCGGGATCGGCGACGACGCGCGTCGCGGCACGCGCGCCGACCGGCGCAACGTTGTCGAACGGCAGATTTACCGACTGCCCGCGAATGGTGTGCGATCCGCCGACGGTGATCAGCTCGTAGGCAAGCAGGTCGCCCGCCTCGGCGGGCGGCGGTTCGTCGACCTCGTAGCGGATGTAGGCGCCCGGTGACGAGTTGCCTTCAAGGATCCCCACCACATTGTCGGACTGGTGCAGCAACACTGCCGTACCGCCAACGGCGTTGAGGTTGCCAACCTTGTAGACGTTCACATAGAACTCGGTGATTCCTGTTGTGCCCCAACCGATCCACGAGATCGCGCCGATCGGCATACTCTCTTCGATGATGTCGAACGCGATCAGCGAGGTTCCGGGCGTGATCGTAAATTGCGTATTGATCTCGGACAGGTTGAAATTCGACCGCTCCGAGCGCAGCAGACCGGCGTTCAGCGATTTGTTGTCGCGGCGCGAGAGCAGCGACCATGACGCCTTACCGAGCCACGACTGCGAACTCAGCTGCTCGATGAACTCGCGAATGTCGGCGAGCCCAGCGCCCTCGCCGTCCTGGCCTACGATGCCCGAAACGATACTGTCGACGAGCTTTTCGATCGCCTCGCCGATCGTGCCCGGCCCGAGCACGCCCACAACGTTCGCGGGGCGGATGTTCTGCAACGCGAACAGCAGGTCTTCAAGCTTGTTAGCGAGCGCGTTCGATCCGGTAAACGCCTGCACGATGGAGTCGACGATCGCCTGAAACCGCGCGATCAGGTCTTGCAGCCGTTCCGGCAGCTCGGCCACCCAACTGAGTACCAGTTTGTTACGCCCGACCACATCGTCGAAATTGAAAGTGCCTGCGGTAGCGGCGGGCATCACCAGCAGCCGCAGCCGGATCTCGTCGACGCCCGCTGGCGCGATGTAGGTCTCGGCGAGTTCGGTCCACTCGCCCGAGGCGCTCGACGGCCCGAGGGTCGCAACAGTGGTCACACCGGTGCGCTGCGCAATGTCACCTACGCCTGCGTATTCGGCGACCTGCACGAGGATCGGCGCCCCAGAGCCGACGTATCCGGCCCAGCGGACGAACAGCGACAGATCGACCTGTTGCCCCTCGGCGACCGCAGCGGGCGCGCTCAGCAGAGCTTTCATGGTGCCGTCGGCGACCACCCGCACCGAGCCGGTCGAGTCGGCGGAGTGCGTCACCTCGGGGTCGAACACCCACTGCCCCGACCCGTTGACCGCCTCGGCGTTCGGGAACGCGCCGAGCGGCCATAGGTTCTCGTTCAGCTTGGCGGGGTTGAGCGGCGAGCGCGGCCCGAGCAGCAGGTTCAGCGGCTCGATGAACGTGCGGACGATCAGCCGCCATACCTCCTGCGGCGTCGGCGGATCGTCGAGGTCGATGCCCCCGAACAGCTGGCCTAGTGCGCTGATCGCGTTCGCCAGGTGCGGCAGGTCAATGCCCTTGTCGTCGTCGAGCGACGCGACGAACGCATCCCACGAGGACAGGTCGATACCGGCGTTGTCGCGGATCTGGTCGACGAACTCGTCGCCGATGGTGTCTGCCCAGTCGCGCAGCTGATCGAACGCCTTGCCCGGGTTGAGCGTGTTGCGCAGCGCGAGCACGACCTGCCGCAGAATGAGCTCGATGATCTGCTGGCGGTAGGCGTCGATGCGCTCCTGCGTCCACCCGGTGGGCGTTACGCCACCTTTGAACCCGCTATCGGGCCACGACGTCGCGGGCGTGTTCAGCCCGGGAATCTCTGGCAGATCAGGCATTTAGACCGCAACCACCACGACACCGGCGCGGGCGCCGTCCGGCGCGCCTTCGGTTTTCCAGTTGTTCGACGATGACGCCTTCTGCTCGGCGCGGAAATAGACCGTCGCGGACTGCCCAGCGGGCACGATCGCATAGTTCGCGTTACCACCAGCGGTCGTCGCAGGCGGACCGCCAGCGAGCACCAGCGGCGGCGGCGCAGCACCGGCCTGCCCGAACGCGCGCCCGATCTCGACGCCTCCGTCGTCGGGGTCACCGAGGTAGGCCACGAGATCAACGCGGGTGTCCACCGAGCCGGTCACCACGACGCTGCCCGTCGGCAACACCTTGCGCGGGAACGGCTTAGCCTCCAGCGCGACCGCGCACAGCAACCGGATCGGGGTGTTCGACCACGCGGTTGCCGCGATCGCCGACGGGCCTCGAATGTCGCCGGTCTTCTGCGGGATGAACCGGATTCCGGGCGTGCCGGTGCCGGGGTAGGCATAGGACAGCACGTAGCCGTCGGCGCTGACGTCGCCCTCGGCGAGATCCTCGGCGTCGTCGAGGTCGTCGGCGTCGAGGAAATTGAACGAGGCGGCGTCGCCCTTGTCGCCCTTCTGCACGTAGCAGTCGTAGTGGTAGTGCGCGGCCTCGCCAGGTCCACCCTCGTCGATAACCGTCATCTCGGGGTTTGGGTCCGGCAGCGGGTCGTTGGGTCCGATCACGTGAAACGCCATCGTGATATTCGGCGGCAGACCACTCGCGCCTTGGATCGCCAGCGGGAACGAGGCCACGCCCCCAGCCGGGGTGATCACGATCGTGCCGACGCCCGAGGACACGCTGAACCCGTACGGGAACGTCACAGTGCACTCGGTGAAGCTGATCGTGCCGTTGTCCTCGTCAACAATGATTGCCATGAGTCACCTTGTCTCTCAGTGGTTATGACGCCATGAGCGCGATGTTTACGCCCGCCTGGAGATCGCCGAACCGGCGCTGCAACTTGGCGGCGGGCGCCTCCTCGGCCTTACCGTCGCCGATCTGGAATTGCAGTTGCGTTGCCTCGCCCCGGTTTTCGATGAGCGTCGCGTTCTCGATGAAGTCGGTCACGACGCGGCCGCGCCGGATGAACGTCGCCAGCGCACCCGGGAACGTGTCTCGCCCAAGCTCATACGGAAAACAGTTGTCGACGATGAGCTGCCCGGACACATAGCCCCGGGTGTCGTACTGCGCCGACTTCTGCTGGAAGAACGCCTCGAGCGTGTAGCTGCCCGAACCGGTCGGGATGAACACCTCGGGCAGACCGTACAGACCGAGCTTGAGCCGCCGATCAAAGTTGTCGGTCTGCTGAAACGCGAACGCAATGTCGTGAAACGCGCCGTCGAGAATCGTTCCGGGCACACCGGTCACGCCCAACACGATGGTGATCATGTCGATCAGCCAGGCGAGAGTAGCGTCTACCAGCGAGTTCAGCCAGGCGGGTGATTTCCCCCCCGTGATCGTGCGCCATGCGATCGGATGATGGTGCGACACAACGCCTCTCACGCCCGAGCGGGGATGGTCGGCGTTGAACACACACCACGGTTTGATCGCGTGCACGCCGAGCACCGGGGCGATGTTCACCCCGTCGGGTGCGTAGGCGGCTTCGTTGTTCGGGTCGAGGAACGGTTTGAGCGCCTCGCCGAACATCGAGCCGAGCAGGTCGACGAACGTGCGCTGCAAACCGTCGAACGCCGTGCCCGTGATACCGGTGACCTGCATACGGTCTTTGACGTCGACGACGATCGTCGGAATGCGCAGCAGGTTGGTCGCCTCGGCGAACGGATCCGGCTGCGGCATACCGGGTTCCCACAGATAAACCTCGATCGTGAGCCCGTTGTCCTCGCAAGTCTTGGTCACCAGTTGCAACAGCTCGTCCATGCGCCAATTGAGCGAGATGAACGGCGAGGTGTCATTCCAGCCTGCGCTAGGCACGACGTAGACCGGCGTCGTCGCCATCTGCACAATGTCGCGCAGGTCGAGCTCCTCGCCCGGGTTCTGCATCAGCAGCGACCCGAACATTGCGCGCCAGTCGAGGTTCAGCGACAACAGGTTGTTGACGAACTCCCACAACCCGAGCTGCACGCGCATGAACTGGCTTGCGAACAGGTACTTGATGACCGAGATCGCGTTACCGAACGCGACGCCTCGCGTCGGCGGGCCTTGCCACTGCAATGGCATGAACCACCACGGGAACGCGACAACGCGGGTCAGCCACACCTTGTCGTGAATCAGCTCGCACTCGATGGTGTCCGGCTCGTTCGGGTCGCCGAACTTGTCGTGCGCGACGTCGACGCGCCCAGACCAGCGCAGCGGCCCGCAGTCGACGACGACCGGCACGACCGTCTCGTGACAGTTCAGCACGACGTCGGCGAGCCCGTCGTCGCCGTCGAGCACGAGCTTGCCCGTCGGGACGGTCAGCCTCGGCCACGACACCGCGAGGCTTTTGCGGTTCGACGCCTCGCCCGCGAGCTTGTAGGTGTTGTAACGGACCGTGCACGAGACCTCACCGGGCGGGTTCGCGTCGACCTCGGCGACCTGGCGCGCCGCCTGCATCACCTCGTGCGGGTTGTGGGACAACAGCTTTCGCTGGATCTCGGCGAGATCGAGGTAATCGCCGATGTTCTCGACGCGCGGCACTAGTCGTGCACCGCCTCGGGCCACCGGCGCATCGGCGTAACCGATGCGGTCACCTTCGTGTTCGCGTTACCGTCGCGAACCCGGATCGCGATGCGTGAGGTCGTCGCGTCACGCGGCTGCCGCACGCCTGGAATCGGGCGGGTGAACCGCCCGTCGAGCAGCGAATACAGCGGGCCTTGCGGCGGTTTGATGCCGAACACGCTCTCGAACCACTGCAACGCTGGGGGCACCTGCCCCATGCTCAACAGCTTTACGATCGTGTCGATGAGCTTCTGCCCGCCGTCGAGCTGCTGCCCTACTTGCCCCTGCGTGAGGTCGACGACCGCCCGGTAGCGCGGGTGCGTCGAGATGAGCACGCGCTGCCCGTCCTCCAGCGGCCCGAACTTGATCATGTCCGTTGAGCCCGGACCGTTCGCGATCTCCAGCAGCCCCGGACCCTCGAACACGATCTGCGGCCAGCCGTCGCGCTCACCGATGTTGGTCAGCGTCAGGAAACCCTCTTGCGTTTCGGTGCGGTTGTCGCCCGCAGCGACCTTGCGCACGCTCGCCGGGGTCGCCTGCGTGATCAGCGCGGCGCCAGCGCGCCCGCCGAACCCGATGCCGCGATGATCCGGCCCGATCGCCGAGCCGGTGCCCTGCTCGGTGACGGTGAGCACCGGCACGCCCGCCGAGCGGTCGGTCAGCGCCCGCAGCAGCCGGTACTTGCGCGGGTTGCCCTGGTAACCGAGGATCAGGCGGAACTTCTCGCCGATGAACGGCGGCGGGAACAACGGCACCGGCAGCCCGATACGGGTTTTCTCGAAATCGTTGAACCGGTGCAGAACCGCACTCGTCGGCCCGACGGCGGCGCGGATACCGTCGCCCGCCCACTCGCCGTCCTCGTCGCGGTTGAGCCGCCCCCAAGCGTGGTTTTCGGCGCCGTCGGGGAACGTGATCTCTTGAAACGAACCGATCACGAAGTCGATGACTTGATAGTCGGTCGCGGTCGCGAAATCCTTGTACGGCCCACACAACACGCTGACGCCCTCGGTCAGCAGCGGATCCTCGGGGTCGTCGCGCCACACCGCGCGATCGCCGTTGGCGTACCAGTAGCCGCCGCCCTCGCCGTCGTAGCGGTATTGCGGCCAGTTCTCGCCGAGATCCTTGCTCGCGCTGGTGTCGTATTTGAACGTGTCGAGCATGGTCTGATACGAGAATGCCCAGGTGCACGTCGAGTCGACCGACTGCCAGAACGCGAGGTCGTTCATCCACACTGTTGACAGCACTTGCTTTTTCGCGCGGCGCGGTGACTGCTGGATCCGGTCGATCCATCGTTTTTCGAGCCGGACGTCGCACCACCACAGCCCGCCCTCGAACGTGAACCATTCGAGGCGGCATAGCTGCTCGGGATCGTTGGCGGCGATCCACTCGGAAACCACGCGCGACAGACCGTCGGGCGTGGTCGCCGACGCGAGAAACACCGCGTCGATCTGCATCGGGTCATAGACCGTATCGCGGGTTTGCCCGCCGTCCTGCCGTGCGCCCTGCGCGCGGAGGTTGCGAAATTCTGGTGTCGGCGTCGTGATTTCGACGAGGTTTACGCCGTCCTGGTGTCGCGGCCACGCGGCCAGACCGCCCGACAGGTAGAACGTCACCTTGCGGTCAGCGGTCGTCAACATGATGAGCGGATCGGTGCGCTCGAGCATCAGCTCTTGCCCGAGCAGCGTCGCCTCACCGGGCGGAAACGTCTGCTTGTCCTGTGTCATCGTCCCCTGAATCCCTGGCTGATCTCTGCCGACTTGAACTGATTCGCAACCGAGTTCGCCACCGAGTCGGGCGTCTGGTTCGGCGCCTGGTGCACCGCCTCGATGTTGACCAGCGGCCCGGGCGGGCCACCGGGGTTGTGCTGGTTGGGATCGTTCGCGTTGGCCTGCTGCTGCGCCTGCTGCTGCCCCTGCCCCGCCGTGTTCGGGATCGCCGGACGCGCACCGGCGATGCCCGCAAGCACGCGACCGGGCAACGTCTTGAACGGGTCTGCGTTGGGGTTGCTGCCGCCGAAGCTCAGCGTTTCGAGGACACCGCTTGCCGCGATGCCGCCGAGCTGCGCGAGGTAGCCGATCGAGCGGTTCGCCAACTGGATACCGGTCTGCGCGGCCTGCCCCGCGCCCGGGGCGAGCATGTCGAGACCGGCAGCGCCCGCCGACAGCGCGGCACCGGTGAGACCGCCAGTAACCCCGCTGACACCGCCGCCCTGCGCCCCGGGCGCGCCGGTGGGCTGCTGCCCCGCGATGACCGAGCCCGAGGCGAACGGCGCGGCCTGCGGGGCGCCTGCGCCCATGAACGGCAGTGCGCCGCCGCCGCCGAACGCGGGCGGGCGCGAGTTGACCGTGATGCCAGCCGGGGCGGTCGAGCCGTTGGTGATGACCTCCCACGCGCCGAGCCCCTGCGGCGGTGTGCCGTTGTAGCCGTAGAACGCCGTGCGGTCAGCGACCGCCATCTGCTGCTCGCGCGTGGCGAGGTGCGGCATCGGCGCGAACTCCTGCCCGCCGTACGCATTCCACGTTGACGGCGAGAACTGGAGCCCGCCGTAGTGCCCGTTGCGCCCGGTGTCGGCGTTGGCCCAGTCGCCGCCCGATTCCTTGGCGGCGACCGCATCCCAGTTGAACCCGCTCAACAACGTGCTGCCGTTGACGACGTTCACTGGCACCGGCCCGCTGCCCGAGCCACCGGACAGCCGCCCGTCGGCGGCGATGTGCACGTGATCGTCGTGTCGGCCCGCCTGCCCGAGCGTGTAGAAGTCGCCGAACTTGCCGACGCCCTTGCCGTTTTTGATGTTCGAGGCGAACCCAGGCGAATCGTGGATCAGTTCGAGCAGGCTGCCGCCGTAGTAGCTCGCCATGTAGTCGGCGAACGCGCGCATCGCCTGCGGGCTACCGGAGTAGTCGCCCGCGAGCCCCTGCCCGTGGTAGCCGTCGTCGCCCGGGCGATCGCCCGACGACTTGGTGAGCCCGAATTGCGCGGCGATCTGGTCGATCTGGCTGATCGTCAGCGGCCCGCCGCCCGGGCGCATGGCAGCCGGACCGAGCGCCGATGCGCCGTAGGCGTAGCTCGACGTACCGAACCCCAGCGGCGACTTGCCAGCGGCGATGTTCTGCGCGCCGAACATGCCGAACAGCCCGTGCCCGCCTTGGATCGGGCTCGCCTGGCTGATCGCGTTGAGCTGCGCGAGCATCGGCGCGGCGGCGAGGTTGCCGACGGTCTTGATCAGGTTCTCGACGAACCCCGACAGCCCCTCGCCCAGACCGAAATCGTCGTCGAGCGCGGCGCCGAGCGAATCCATGCCCGTTGCGAACTCTTTCGCGGCGCCCTCCATCTTTTTCCACGTGCCCTGCTGCGCTTCGAGCAGCCGCATCTCGGCGGACTGCAAGGCGCGGCCTTGCGAGATCAGCGCGGCCCGGGCGTTGTACTTGTCCTGCTCGGTCGCGTCGGCGTCCGCCATGACCTCGAGGTAGCGGTAGCGCGCGTTCTGCAAGCTGGTCTGCGCGTTGAGGCGCGAGGTCTCGGCGTCGAACACCTTCTGCGGGTCGACCTCGTAGTAGCCCGGACCGGTCGGCATGTTGGAGCCGACGAGCGAACCGGGCACGAGCGGCGCCCCAGCGGTGACGCCCTCCTCGCCCGGAAAGCTGCCGAGCGGGATCGAGTCGAGCGACCACTGCGACGGGTCAAACGAGGGCTTATCCTTGCCGCCGCTGCCGCCGTCGGGTGTCGGGTCGATCGGTTTCGGGGTGCCCGCGACCGGCGCATCAGCGCCCGGGTTCGGTGCCGTGTTGCCGAATTGCGCATCCCACAGCGCGCCGAGCAGCGGGTCATTCGGGCGCTTGGGCGCATCGTTCGACGGGGCAGGCTGCCCGGGCTGCCCGGGCGGCGGTGCGTCGGCGCGGAACCCGGGCGGCAACAGCATGTTGCCCGTCGCGTCCGGATCGTTGACCGGCGCCGTGTTCTGCGGATCCGGCATGTAGCCGTTGTTCGGCGAGAACACGTCGGTGATGAATCGCGGAATGTCGCGGATGACCGGCAGATCCGAGAACCACTCGGCGATATCGGTTTTCAGGTCCGAGAAGAACTGTCCGACGGTGCGGGTCGCTTCCTCCCAGTCGGACTTGAAGTTGTCCGTCGCCGTCTTGGTCGCACGGTCCGAGGTGCCCTGCAAGTCGACGAACTCGTTTTTGGCTGGGTCGAGGTCGAGATGGTTGATCGCGTCGCCCATATCCTCGAACTGGGTGCCGAACAGCCGCTGCCAAATCAGCGCCTGCTGTAGCGGGTCGTGGATCTCGCGGATCCGGTCGAGCACCGCCGCCAGGGCGATCTTCGCCGCGTCGCCGCCTTGGGCAAACCGGTTCGCCATATCCTCGGCGCTGAACCCGAGCGCCTCGAACCCCTCCTGCGTCGACTTGGATCCGTCGACGGCGCGAATGCTGAACTCTTTCAGCGAGTCCGCAACCTTGTCAGTGTCGCGGGCGCCGCCCTCGAACCCCTGCTTGAGCAGCGTCAGCACCTCGTCGGCGTCAAGACCGAACTTGCGGAACTGGGTGCTGTACTCGTCGATGGTGTCGAGCCAGTCGCCCGAGACGTCGAGACCGGACTGAAAACCTGCCGTGATGATGTCGGCGGCGTCGGAAACGTTCTGCGCCAGCCCAGTCCGCAGCAGCGTCGTAATCGACCGCGACAGCTGCTCGGTCGTCGCGTCGGTGGTCGCGCTCAGACCTTGCAACTTCTGGATGACCGTCTGAATCTCGGCGTCGGTCGCGTTCGGGTCGATCAGTCCGGCGCGGGTCGCCGCCGTCGCCGCCGCCAGGTTGTCCTCGACGCTGGCGCCGAAGTTGCTCGCGTACGCGCGCCCAGCCGCCGAGGCGTACTGCGACATGGACGCATCGTCGATGCCGAGGCGGGCCTGAAACTGGTCACGTAGCGCGATCGAGTCGAGCCCGTCGGCGATGCCCTCGGCGAGTTTCCTACCGGCTGCGACGCCGAGTAGACCGACACCGGCGAGCGCAAGCCCGATCGGACCGGCTGCGGATCCGAGCCGCAGCAGCGCCGACGAGCCAGCGAACCCGCCGACGAACTCGTTCGCCATCTCCTGCCCGGACTGCCCCGCGTTCGAGATCGCGCTGCGCAAACCCTGCTGCGTGTATTCCTCATAGGCGCTTGCGGCCTGGCGGATCGCGCGCTCCTCGTCGCGGCGCGCCTTGGCTGCCCGCTCGGCCTGCTGAATCAGCCTCGCGCGCGGGGTATCGCCGCGCGCCATGAGGTCGTCGAGCTTGGCCTGCTCGGCGCGCAGCTTGCCCGTCGCGTCGCGGGCAGCGTCGAACGCCTTCTCGACCTTGGCTGAGTTCGTGCGGGCGCCGGACGCGAACGCCGACATGAAGTCGCCGCCCACGTCCTGCCCGATCCGATCGAACTGACGCTGAATATCGTTCGCCGTCCGGCGTAGCGAGGCGTCGTCGAGCTCGGTCGCGACGGTCATCTGCACCATGCGTCGATCACCTCTATTCCTTTGACGGCTTACGTTTTTCGTCGACAGACAGCTCGAGCGGACCGACGTCGACCGTTCCTGTCAGCAGTCCGTCGGTCCGCTTGCGGATCGCGTCGAGGGCGTTGCGATCCGCCTTGTTGCGCATCACCTTGAGGTCGGCCAGCAGCGCGGACTTGAACCACGAATCAGGGTGCAGCCCCTCGAGCAGGGTGATGAGCTCGCGGCTGCTCATCCGCCCTTGGTGCCACTCGCGAATGTGGCGCCCTGGGTAGGCGGATGGCAGCGCGGTCTCGATCTGTTTGGGGTACAGCTTGATTAGGTCGATCGCGATATCAACTTTTGGGATCGGCGGCGGCGCGCTTCTTGCCCTCCTCGGCCATGCGCTGCCAGATGAGCGAGATCAGGCGCGAATTGCCCTTGCCTGCTTTGAATCGCTGGTATCCGTCCTCGCCCCACAGCGCGATCGCGCAGCGGGCGTGGTATCCGGGCGACATGAGTTTGACCGTGCCGTCTGGCTGGGTCTTCTGAAACGGTTCGATGAGCTGCCCGCGCACCGTGCGCGCCGGAATGTAGGTCTCGGATTCCTCGACGCGCACCTCGCCGCCGACAATCTCGCCGTCGGCGCCAACGCGGATCTCCTCGCCGTTGACGTAGGTCGTCTTGCTGCGCAGCTTGTGCGCCGGGATCTCGATATCGGGCAGCCGGTCGCACTGCTGGATCTCGAATTGCAGCTCATTCCAACGCTCTTGCTGCTCGTCGTCGAGCAGCGACGGGTTCGGAACCTCGAACCGCTCGACGGTGCCGTCGGGCAGCGTGACGGTGATGTACTCGGAGGCGATGAACCCGAAATAGTCGGCGGCTTGTTCCTTGGCGGTCTCGACGTCGGCGCTGCGCTGAACCTCGACGTCTGCGTTGGTGGTGTGGTCTGTCATTGGTGCGGTCCTTTACTCGGTGGTGTGATCTCAAGGGGCGGTGTGGTCTTGCGGGTGTGGCTCGCTGGGGCGCCCGACCACACCATTGGAGGCGCCCCAGCGAGGGTCTGCGGTTACGTGCCGAGCGCGGTGATCACGTTCGACGGCGCCGAAATCGACATGCCGCCAGCGCTGTTGCTCGCGTGGATCTGGAACGAGTAGTCCTCGCCCTCAGACAGACCGGAACCGGTCAGGGTGACCTTGCCGCCCGACACCGAGGGCGAGCCCGACAGTGTGAGGTCGGTGACCTCGCCGGTGTCCTCGGCGGTCTTGGTCGCGGCGTAGCTGAACGGCGTTGCGGGACCGGTCGGCTGGGTGAACTCCAGCTTGACGGCGCCGCCCGACTGCGCGGTCGCGACCGGGGCGTCCGAGAACACCGGAACGCCCGGGTTGTTCACCCAGCCCTGTCCGGCGCGGAACCGGGCGTGCGAGTAGCCCGAGTGCGGGTCGATCGAAATGCCCCACGTGAGCACGGTCGCGATGAGATCCTCGGGCGACCATGTGCGGTCGTCAATGTCCTCGAACGAGATCGCCGGGAACACGTCGACGAACACGTTGTCGCCCTTGTCGACGCCGAGCGCGAGGATCTGCCGCAGGCGACCCTCCATCTCGCGCGGCTTCTTGCGGGCGTAGTTCGGAATGCCCTGCGCCGGGGTGCCCGACAGTGGCAGGTCGAACTCGAGCGTGTCGGTCAGCGGCGACTGCTCGGCGAGACCGAACTGAATCGTGCCCTCCTCGGAGGTGATATCCGAGCGCACGACAGTACGGGTCTGCCAGATGTGGTCCTTTTGCACGTTGACCGTGTTCGAGAACGAGGGACCGTCGGAGGTACCGGCGCCGAGGTCGTACCACGTGCCGCCGAGTTCCTTTTTGAGATCCTTGCGGAACTTGCCGTCGGCGCTGAGCGGGGTGAACCCGGACTGCCAGACGCCGTTTTCCTCGACGAACGCGAGCGAGGTGTTCACCCCGTCGTGATCGCGCATCAGGATCGAGCCGTAAAGCGCCTTGCGGAGGTTTCCGGTGTTGTAGCCGAATAGGTTCGACCACACATCGCCGGTGTTTGGCTGCGTCATTGGCGACGCTCCTTTCGATGGTGAGGGACCGGAACGCAATCCGGCTGAACTGAATTTGGTGTGATCCCGCAGCCGAGGGCTGCGGCCAGAATCAGGACGCGACCGAGACGAGTCGCAAGTGCACCGAGTAGCGGGCGATGAACCGCTCAACGTCGGTGTTGTTGTAGGGGTCGTGGCGCGGTGATTGGGTGCACCGCACAACGTCTGCCGTGGCGACGCCCCAACCGGGGACGGTGACCTCGGTCCACGGGCGGTCGCGCAGGTACAACATGCGGCGCTTGATGGTGCGCGCGTAGTCCTCGCACGCGGTGTACGCCGACTTGCCGTCGGCGGCGACCGCCAGGTGGTCGAACTGGTAGAACCCGTATTGGGTGTGTGAGTTCTCCCAGCCGTCGAACTTCTGAATCAGCGTGAACGGGAACGGGTCTCCGGTCTCACGCTTGGCGCCGACACCGCCGCCGATCGGCAGCAGCCAGGCGCGCAGAAACCGAATGTCGGGCGGCGCCTCGCGGTCGAGTAGCTCGATCACAGCCTGTCTCCGTACCTTGCTTTCGCCTTGCCGAACGGCGCGAACGCTGGTGTTGGCGTGTTCGGACCGTAGGGCGATTGCGAGTCGGGCGGATCCGCCATCGTGCCGTGCTCGATCATGTGGAATTTCCAGTCATCCGAGTAGATCGTGCGGGCGGGCAACCCGTTTCGCGGTTTCTTGACCTTGCGGATCTTGACCGAGGCGGCGGCGTCGCCCTCGTCGATCGGGGTGTTCGACTGAATGAACCCCTTGATTTCCTTTGTGAGCGCCTCGTTCTCGGCGTCGAGCGTCGCGTCGCGGCGGATCTTCTCGCGTAGCTCGCGCTCGATCTCGCTGCGCGAGGAAACCCGGGTGCGACTGCGGCGCGCCATCAGTCCTCGTCGGTGCCCGCACTACGGCGCCGACCGCGCCGAGGCTTCGGTTCGGGTTCGATCGCGGGCTGCGGATCCGCGACGCCCTCGGAATCGAGCTGCACACCGGGCTCGGAATCGTCGGGGCGCGAGGCGATCTTGCCCTGCACATCGACGTCGCCGACGGTGACCGTCGCCAGCGGCAGCAGCTTGCCCTCGGCGAGCAGCGGCGCGGCCTCGTCGTCGGTCAGCTCGATCGTGGCGCCGATCTCGGCGCGGGTGTAGTGCACAGCAGCGCCGTCGCGGAGCACGACGAGCTCGGCGGCAATGGTGTAGCTGCTCATGGGAATTGGTCTCCTTACTGGATATTCCACTCGCCGACGCACCACACCTGAACCTCGGCGCCGTCGACGTCGCGTTCGATGACGCGCGGCCCGCGCAGCTCGAACTTGCGACCGTCGAACTCGATCGCGTCGCGTGTGGTGATCGCGCGAGTGTCGTTGTCGACCGGCAGGAAAAACCACATGATCTCGGTGTCAACCGTGATCTGGGTTTCGGTCTCGGCGGGGCGCTGCGATTCGGCGTGGCAGCCGGTCTTGGTGATCAGCGTGTCGGCCTGCGGCACACTGACGCCGTTCGCGTCCTTAACCGGCGCGTTCCGGCGCCGGATCGTCAGCGTCATGGTGCCGGGGTTGTCGTAGAACAACATCAGTAGTCGTTCTTCGGGAAGTGCCCGCGCGGCGCCGCCGTGCTGCCGAGACCGAGCATCCGGCGGTGCCGAGGGGTGATGAACATGTCGACTACGGCGCGGTCGATCGTGACCTGCCGCGAGCTGTGGCTCGTGGTCTTGGTGACCGACGAGTACGGTCCGAGGTCGCCAGCGAGCAGCGCGTCGCGGGTGACCTCGAACACGACGACCTGCGCAGCCGGATCGTCGTCGGCGAGCCCGGGTTTGTGGTCTCGGATCCAGTCCGAGACGACTGTCAGTAGAGCCCTCGCCAAGTCGCTATCAGCCCACGCGGGCTGTTTCGCCCACTCGGCGAGGGTTTCTACTGTCAGGAAATCGGCCACGGGTCACCCGTAGAGCTCGATGAGTTCGGCCTTGTTCAGCGCCTCGGCCTCGTCGCGGTCGACGCCCTTGGAAACGGCGTAGTCGACCCACTCGGCTTTCGGCGCGGCCCGCAGCGGTGCGCCGCCCTCGGCGCGCGGCTGCGGCTCGACGTCGGCCTCGTCGTCGAGGTCGTCAGCATCGCCCTCGGGCTCGGGCGCTGCTGCGGCGCCGAGCTTTTCGACCATGCCGAGCTCGAGCAGGTGCTTCGCCTGATCGGCAGGCAGCCACTCGACGACCTCGCCGTAGTAGCGGTGATGGGTACGCCCGCCCTGGTCGCGTGCGCAGACCAGGGGGGCGACAACGCGGTAACGCATCAGGCGTTCACCCCGTTGATCCACCAACCGGCGCCGGGTTCGAGCACCACGGGAACCGTGATGCGGCGGCAGCGGATCCGCCAGCCGTCGGTCTGGTCTTCGCGCATGGTCTTGACCTGCAAGCCATTTTCAGCGGAGACGTAACCGGGCGCGGGTACGGTCTCGTTCGCGAACCCGCCCAGCACCGTGGTATCGCACAGCAGCGCCTTGCCGAGCGTCGGGGCGTTCGGGCTCGTGATGAACGTGAACCCGCCGATCTGGCGCATGTACGCCGAGCTGAGACCGGCGCTGACTGGGGTCGACTCGACACCGGGGTACTCGCGCGGCAACAGCTTCATCAGCTCGTCGTCGGAGACGACGTTGGCGAACACGTCGGGCTCGACGAAAACGGCGTTCGGGCGGTAGCCCTGCTTGAGCTTGGTCAGCTCCGTTGCGGCGCGCATCAGATCCCGCAGGATCTTCACACCGCTCGTCGCCTTCCACGAGGCGATCGCGTTGGTGTTCTGCGTGACCGATGACGCGACCGCCGAGAGTGCCACGGTGTCAACGGCCATGATGTGGCTGTTCATCAGCTTGCGGAACGCGCGGCCTACCACGTCGTACTTCTGGCGGCTGATCGACACATCGGTGATCAGTGCGTCGTTGCCCCAGTTGACGGTGTTCGCCGTCGATGCCGGACCGGTGCTGATCGGCGTCACGGGGTACTCGCCGCCCGGGGTGACCGGCTGCGGCGGGCGGTCGGCGTAGATCGACTCGTTCTGCTCGTAGCCGATCGAGCCCGACTCGGTGGTGATGTTGGCGGTCAGCAGCTTGTCGCCGACGAGCTGCTCATCGGCGATGGTGCGCAGCGCGCGCAGCACCCAAGGCGTGTCCTTGAGGAATCGGTTGATGCTGAGCACGTCGCCCGACAGGCTCGGCGCCCCAGGAGGGAATTGAACACTCATGTTGTGTACCTGCTTTCGTTGTTCGGCCCGCTGGGGTCAGCGCAGCTTGATCAGAACCTTGGAGTTGGCAGCGGCGGCGAGGGCGTAGCCGACGATCTGGTCGCCGGTGTGGGTTTCGTCGTCGAACGCGGCGACAGCGCCACCGGTGGCGCCGACGACCGCCGAACCGGCGGAGATCGCGCCCGAGGCGGCGACCTCGAACACGCCGACGGTGTAGACCACGACACGAGCGCCGCTGGCGGCGTCGTGCGCGGCCACACCGAGCACGCCACTGGCGGCAGCCGAGACCGGGGCGACGGTCTGGTCGCCGGACGCCCGGACGACCTGCCCAGCGGTCACGGTCGCCGAGGTGGTCAGCCCGAGCTTGTCGGCGGGAAAGTAGTGCGGTGCGTACTCGGCCATTGGTCAGGCTCCTTCGATCTTGCGGCCAGTGATCAGCGCGAAAACGCCCGACTTTTCGGCGTCTTCGGGGGCGTCGTCGCGCGTGACGCCGTGCCCGATCTCGTCGACCGGAACGGCGCTGTTGCGCGGCAGGGTGTTGAGCAGCGCGAGGGTGCTTTCGCGGTTCTTCGCGAGCTCGTCGCGCCAGGTGTCGGCGACCTTGAGGCTGATACGCCCGTCGCCGAGCGCCGCCTGAATCGCTGCCTCGTTCTCGGCGGCGATCTGCTGCTCGCGAGCCGCCGACAGGTCGGCCACGGTCGCGGCCATCTTGTCGTATGCCTCGCGGTTGACGACCGTCATGCCGAACTTGGCGGCAATCTGGGTCGCCTCCTCGATGGTCACCTCGGACGGCGTTTCGCCGCCCTGCTCGGCCTTTTCGGCGAGCGCGCCGATCGCGGCCTCGATCGCGTTGTCGTCAGCGTCGGCGTCGAGACCGAGCTTCTGCAACGCGCTCTCACTCAGGGTTCCCACAGTGGGCTCCTCTCTTTCACTTGCCTCGGCCTCGACTGGCTGAGGGGTCTGGTTGTGCGCCTGCGGGATTCGCGGCGCTGGCGCCTGAGAGCGCCCAGCATGGTTGAACACCGACAGGTCAAACCGGTTGCGCGCGGCGTTCTTTGCGTCGCGCTTGGGTGCGGCGAGCACCTTGTCGGCGATACCGGCGTCGACGGCTTCCTGCGCCGACCACCACGTTTCGGCGGTCAGCACGTCGATCCACTCGTCGACCGAGCCACCGGCGCGGGCGGCGAAAATCGAGGCGATGTTGCGCCCGATCCGTTCGAGGTCGTCGGCCATCTTGCGCATGTCGTGCGCGTCGCCGACCATGAACGCCCACGGCAGATGTGCCATGAGTTCGCTGTTCTCGGCGATGATCAGTTCGTCGCTGGCGCCGACTGCGATGAACCCCGCCGAGCTGGCGGCGTAGCCGTCGACCGTGGTCACCACGCGCGCCTTGTGCTGGCGCAGCGAGTTCATGATCGCGATCGCCTCGTAGACGTCGCCCCCGGGCGAGTTGATGTGCAGCTCGATCGTGTCGACCGAATCGGGCAGCGCCTTGAGTTCGTTGCGGAAATTTTTGGCGGTAACGCCCCAGTACCAGTCGATTTCGTCGTAGATATCGACCTGCGCCACGGTGTCGTCGTCGGCCTTGTTCTGGATCCGGTACCACGGCTCGGCAGGCTTGCCGCCGTCGGCGCGGGCAGACCTGTGCCGGACACCCGCGTCCTGCAAACGCTTGGCGGCAGCCTCGGCGAGTGCGTAGTCAGCGTTCGCGGCAGCGGCGTTCACTGCGTCAATCAGTCCCATAGCGGCATCGCTCCATCCGGTGTCTTGCGCCGATCGCGCGGGCTGCGGCCACGCGGGCGCTTGCGTGCTTGTGGCGCGTTCGTCGTCGAGGTGGTGCCCGAGGTATTCGGCAGCGCCGGTTCGTCTGTCTCGGGCTCGTCCTGCCCGGTGTCTGCGGTGCTCTCGTCGTCGTCGGCGTCCGGGTCCGGCCCCGGCAGCCCAGCGGCGTCGCGCAGGAACGCCTCGAGGCGCGGATCCGGCGTGAGCAACCCGGCGTTGACGAGCATCTGCAACGCGGCGGCGGTCGCGTCCTGGCGCGAGCCGATCTCGTCGAACACCAGCAGCGGCGCAGGTTCGTCCTCGCCCCAGTTGACGTCAACGATGTCCTCGACGACGTGCGCCTGCGCGACGTCGCGGATCTCGTCGGCGACGGTCTGCACCGACTGCACGAACGTGTCGGCCTGCACGCTGGCGAGCGCGTAGCTGCCGCCCTTGCCGTCGAGGTTGAGGAAATGCGCCAGGGCGACAAGCGCCATCTGGTGGTCGTGGTACTCGATCGCTCGCCGAGGGTCGAGCGGTGTTCCGTTGGGCGACAGGATGCCTGCCTCTTCGCCAGCGGTCAGCGCCAGACCGGCTGACTCGCCGCCCGAGTAGTTCGACGCGATCTCGAGCAGTTCGTCCATGCGGTCGTCGTCCTCGGAATCGGCCTCGTTGCCCTTGAGGTAGGGAACGCCGATACCGTGGCGCCGGATCGCCGCCGCCTCGATGCGAATCAGCTCATCTTTGAGCTTCCAGTTTTTGTAGGCGGGGCGCAGCAGGCTATTTCCGGTCCACACACCGGGATCCATGTCGTGCGTGTAGACCACGAGCTGCTCGACCGGGATCGCCGGACCCATGCTGTTGGGCGCCATCACCACCATGCCCGGACCGCCGAACGTGCCAGCGGGCCACTGCTGAATCGAGATCAGCCCGCCGTCGCGGTCGACATTCCAGTAGGCGATCGACGACTGAGGGCGCGGCGCAAGGCGTTTCAGCCAGAACCGCCCGCCCTCGTAAAAGTAGGTCTGCTCGAACACGGCGTGCCCGAATTGCAGCGACTTGAGCGCCAGGCGCAGGTGTTGATCCCACGAGAACCGGCCCCGGGTGCGCGGCGTCGGCCTGTCGGATTCATCGCCCTCGACCGGCAGACCGAGGCAGGCGGCGACGTGCTCGACCACCTCGGGGCGGGCGCCGTTCGGGCGGATCCGCCAGTCGGTGCGGCGGATCGGCAGCCCGATCGCGCGCAGCACCGAGGCGATTCGCGCCTCCTCGCGGCACATGCGCGTGTAGGTGTAGACCGAGTTCGGCCAGCGCAGCTCGTCGACCTGCTCGAACTGGTCGAGCCCTTGCGCCAGGAACGTACCGAACCCGGCGAGCGGGTTCACATATCCGCGCTCGGTACGAGGCGCAACGGTCTTGGGTGCCATCGTCGCTCCTCTCGTGTCAGAACGCGGCAGTCATCGCGTCGAACTGGTCAGTGTTGGCGCGCTTGGCGCGCTTGGCGCCGGTGCGCGGCGCAACGGTCTTGCCCTTGGGTTTCTGCCCGTACTTGCGCAGTGCCCAGTGCGCCAGCGAGGCGCCGACGAGCGGGATCGCTACGCCGTTGTCGTCTTCGAGCCAGGCGAAATCGCCGCCTGGCAGCTCGCGCATGGTCGCCGACAGCACCGCATCGTTCAGGATCGCTTGATCGCTGTGCGTCAGCGTGCCGTCGAGCGCCGCGTCGAGGAAACCGCTACAGGCGTGCGCCATCTCGGGCGTGCCCGTCATCGTCGGCTCGATACCGGCAGCCAGCAGCAGATCCTCAAGCACCGCCGCGCCGTTCTTACGGTCGATCACCAGCGCCACCGGATTCCACTGTGTGACCTTGGAAATCAGGTAGCGGGCAATCTCGGTGTGCGAACCGCTGCGCAGCGGCCCGACCTCGATGTGCTCGCGGAAATCCGAGCCGTACTGCGCCGCGCAGATCGCCCAGCGCTGGCGGTTACGCGAGCGGTGAACCGCGATCGCGCGCGCGCCGACGAGCTCGACGTCGTGTTTAGCCAACGATTCCCATACCGCCTCGAATGGCGAGCCGATCTCGTCCTCGTCGGGCGGATAGTCGCCCCAGCCGAGGTAGTCCGCATCGAAAATCGCCCGTTGCTCGGCTGTTTTCGCCTTCTGCTGCTTGCTGCGGATCTCGCGCTCATTGGTCGCCACGCCGTACGAGGGCTGTGCCAGCGCCCAGGTCTCGGGGTCGTCGCGCTGCATGTCCCTCGGCGCCGCATAAAGCGCGTAGTACAGGTCTGGTGCTCGCCGGTGCCCGAGGCGGTGCAGACCGGCGAGCGTGTGGCATTTCGGGTGCACCGCAGCGACCGGCGGCGTCGAAATGTAGATCGTCTGCGGGTTTTTCGCCGCCGACTGCGCCCCGGTGAGGTTCGCCTCCTCCTCGGGGTCTATGTCGTACGCCTCGTCGATGATCAGCAGGTCGATCTCGGTGTAACCGCGACCGAAGTCCTGCGAGCGCGGCCCGAACTCGACCTCGCAATAGATCACCCCGGGGTTCTTCGGGTCGTGCAGCTTGATACTGCCCCGGTTGTTCGCCTTAGACGGCTTCTCAGCCAGCCGCGACCGCAGCCACGGCACGCGGTTGATCACGGCGACAACACGTTTGAACACGTCGTACGCCGTTGACCAGCGTTGCGCGGTGTAGATGATGCGCCCAGACCGCAGCACGAACATGTGAAACAAGATGAGCAGCACGATCAGCAGCGTTTTGCCCTGCTGGCGCGTGCACTCGATGCACACGTCGCGGTGCGTCCACAAGCTCACCGGCTCGCGACCCTCGCGCTCGGCGTCCTCGTGTTCCTCGGGCGTCGGCGGCTGCACCGACGTGATCGCCTGAATCGAGCGCCACTGCCACGGCATCGGCCTCAGCCCGACGTCGAGCCCGAACCGCCCGCACCGATCGGCCTGCGCCGACTCGTCGCCGTCGTGTTTCGACTCGAACTCGGGCGTCTGCCGACCGCGCAGCCGAGGCCACGAGCCGACCCATTCGGGCCATTGCGGGCGGTCGCTCGATCGCGTCGGCGGGCGGGTCGATTCGCCGCGTCTAGTAGCGCTTCGCCGGGTCGTCTTCGTCATCTGGTCCTGTCGGGATACCGGCGCGCTGGCGGTGAATGTCGGCGAGGTAGTGCCGGAACACCGTGGCGCACTGCCGCGCCTCGGCGAGCACCTTGTCGACGTAAACCTCGACCGTCTCGCGCCCCACCTTGAGCTTCATCCACGTTTCGCGGCGACCGGCGAGCAGCTCGTCGAACGCCTCCAGCCGGTCGGCCATGCGGCACGCCTCGACGATGAGCAGCGTCAGCGAATACGGGTCGTCATCGCGGGCGAGCTCGGCCATCAGCCGCTCGCCAGCGGTCGGTTTCGGCGATTCCTGCGCCGGATCAGCCGATTTCGCCGCCTTGCGCCGCGAGTTTGCTGGGGACTTCGCCGTCATCAGTTACCGGTTTCGTTCCGTCGGTATGAAAAAAAAACTGAC